TTACCTCGTCGGCGTCACCTTGTCGCCGCGCCGATTGCGCACGTAGTGCTCCGTCATCACCACCGACCCGTGCCCCAGCTGCCGCTGTGCCTGGCGAATGTCGCCGGCCGCGTCGGCCTTGTCGGTACCGGCCTTCGCGCGCAGGTCGCGGAACTGGATGCCTTCCACCTTCGCCGCGGCGCAGGCCTTCACCCATCGGCGCGACATGGCGTTGACGCCGATCGGGCGGCCGCCTTCGTTCACCACGAGCCTGGTGCTGTGCACCTTGTACCCGCGCTTGCGCGCGCGAACGCGCTCCAGCAGCTGCGCCAGTTCGCCGACGACCTCCACGCGCAGCCGCTTGCCGGTCTTCCCTTGGGCGACATGCACGGCGCCGTCGCGCACGTCCATTTCCGACAGGCCCAGGACGTCGGCCGGCCGCTGGCCGGTGAGGTAGGCGAGGTCCATCGCATCGCGCAGGCAGATGTCAGCCTGCTCCCAGACAGCCTCGTACTGGCTGTCGTCGATGTAGACGTCGCGGCCGGTCTCCTTGAAGCCCTTGATGCCGGCGCAGGGGTTTGGCAGCGCGGTGTAGCCGCGATCGCGCGCGAAGTTCCAGATGTGCGACAACAGCGCTTTCTCACGGTTGGCACGGACGTGGCCGGTGCCACCCTTGGTGCGCCAGGTCATGTACTGCCGGACGCTGACCGGCTGGATCGCCTCAAGAGGTGCCGGCGGGTCGCAGAAGAACTCCCGCAGCTTGGCGACCTCGCGCTGGTTGTCGGCGAAAGTGCGTGAGGCCTTGCGGCTGGCGACGTCGGCCATGTACCGGTCGCAGACCCAATCGAACATCACCCGGGCGGCCGCCGGCGCGCTCGCGGTGCCCTCGAGCACTGCCCAGCGCTGGATGGCCAGGCCATAGTCGCAGCCCAGCGGTTCCTCGCGGCGCGGCGTGCCGCCGTGGTCGTAGTAGTACCAGGTCTTCCCGCGGCGCACGCGCGCCCGCAGGTGGGGAATCGCACCGGGCTTTGTCGGCTTCCGTCCCATCAGGCGACCTTGTTGGACTTCCACGCCGGCGCCGCGCCGGCATCAGCCTGCGGGGTTCCGGTAACTGTCGACCGCATGACCACGGGCCGACCGTTCAGGTCGATATAGTGCCGGATCCCGTTCCGCAGCAGGAACTGCAGCTGCCGGGCGCGGATCGGGGTGCCGGTCAGGTCGCGCAACTCATCGCGCGATAGGCACAGGTCGCTCATGGGCGAGGTCCTCCAGGATATAGCGGGTATCGATGGCCCAGCCGGCCTCGCGCGCGCCCAGCAGGCGCAGCTCCGCGGCGTCAAAGTCGTCCAGGCCGAGCCAGGCAATCGCGGCGTCGATGTGCTGCGGCGAGAACGTGCGCGCGCTGCAGAACATGTCGTAGACGGTCTGGCGCGAGCACTGCCACGGCGCGGCCAGGTCCTGCATGCGGCGGCCGTCCTCGCGTAGGTGGCGGCGCAGCACTTGCCGCACGCTGGCCTTGCCGAGCGGGACGCGGATGGGCCGGCCGGCACAGGCCATGCCATTGTGCGGCGCTTGGCGGGGAAGTGTGCGGGCAGCTTCAGCCATGGCGAGCCTCCTTGGAGAGCGCGTGCGCGAGGTGCCGCGCATAGGTCGAGACAGCGCGCCAGTACGCGGCCATGGGACCCTTGCGCTTCCGCCAAGCCTTCTCGGCCTCGGTGTTCGCCTGGTCCCGAAGTTCACGCATCACCGCCTCGATACGCTCTCGGTCCTCTGCGGGGAGCGCGGCTAGCGCGCGGCCAGCGGGCAGTTGGAGGAGAGGATTGATGTAGCCCATCAGCCGCGGTCCTGACAGTAATCGTCCCACGCGCGCTGCACGCGCTGGAAGGCTCCCGGCGTGCCGCCGCGGTCGGGGTGGTGCTGGGCGCGCAGGCGCTTGTAGCTTCCATCGGGGTCGGTCGGGTCGAGCACGTCGCGCCAGCTCTCCGCCGCCGGCGACGGCAGAGCCGCGAAACCGGAGAAGGCGCGCTCCAGGATCGCCGCGCCCCCATGCCGCTCGATAGCGCGCATCGCCTCCAGCGTCGCCGCCACGGCCGCGAGGTTGTCGGCCACGCGGTCGTATCGGTCGATGGCCATGCAGCGCGGCGGCTGCCCGCGCGTGTATCGGTCCACCCAGTAGACGGCGACGCCCGGGTCGGCGGGCTCGCGCTGGTTCGAGCGCGGCAGACCGTCCAGTCGCAGTTCCAGGTTGGTGCTGATCACCAGGTCGTCGTCGCGGATGCCCATGCGCTGTAGCTCGGCGCGCACGCGCTCCACCGCCTCGGCAATGGTCAGGTCCCGCTGATTCTGCCAAGTACCGTCCCAGTTCTTGCGGCTGGCCTTGCGGAAGCGGGCCCGGTCGCGCGCTGCAGTCGGTGTGCGCTTCCAGCCGACCGGCCAAGACAACGGGAATGCGGGGATCGTCATGCGGCTGGTCCTCGGTGGTAAATTCCCGACGCACAACGGGAATGGAGTTTGCTATGGGCGAGCGTTTGATCGACGGCTTTGTGGTTCGGGCAACCACCGAGCCGGAAGAAGACGGAGCAGCGTTCTACGAGCCTGCGTTTCGAGTCCGCAAAGCTGGAGAGGAGTACGAGCACCCCCACGTGTGGTACGCGACGGCTCAGGACATCGAAAAGCAGTCCAAGGAAGAGGCGCTGGCAATAGCCGAGAAGTGGTTGGAACGGTTGGAAGAGGTCACCTGGCAAGGAGACGACTGGAACCTCAGAGGCATTTGAGGTCATGCAGCTCTCCACTGCATGACGCGCCGCCACCAAGGCTGGCGCAGTTGTTCGTTCTCGGTGCGCAGTCGCTCGATCTCGTCGGCCGCGCGCGCCAACTCCTCGCGGAGCGTGTCCTTGCGCGGCTGCCGCATGCGCTTCGGCGGCTTAGGGAAGAGCTGGTCGGTCATGCCGGTTGCCCTCGGAACAGATCGGCTTGGGCCGCCTGCGCGCACATGGCCGACGCGGTGCGCCGGCAGGCCTGGGCATAGGCGAACATCCGCCAGTACCAGTTGCGATTCACGGCGCTGTGCCGGCGCTTGCTGCACTCGGTGAGCATCACTCGGGCCACGTGCAGTTTGAGCTCGCGGTCGTCCATCACCCGCGCACCGCCTTCTGCACCTTGTCGCGCTCGGCCTGCAGGGCCGGCAGCACGTTGAGGCGGACGAGGTCGTCGGTTTGGGCCGCTTCGCGGGCGCGCGCCACGGCCCAGTCGAGGGCCGCCAGCCGGTCGTTCAGGTGGATGTCGCTCATGGCAAAATCTCCGCAGAACGGGGGAAAGCAAAATGGAATCGAACAAGTGGATCCGCACTGCGACCACCTGGCTGCGCCGGCCGCTCCCACTCGCGACTGCGTGCCTTGGCATAGGGGCAGCTGTTGTGGTGTGCCTTCTTGGCGTTCCTGCTCTTTGGACAGCAGAAGCAGCCGGCTGGGCTTCTGCCCTGGGCACCACTGCGGCCGTCGTCGTTGCGATTTACGTCGGCATGGCGCCGCATCACGCGACGAGGCGCGATCACGAACGTCGGGCAAGGGCTGTTGGAATGGTCGTGCACGGTCGGTTTGAAAGGCAGGAGATGCACTTGGAAGCAGCCCGGCTGCTCTGCGTGGCGGGTCCGGTCGACGATCTTCTTTTCGATCTCGTTCGGGAAAACCTTGTGATGGATCCGGCGAGCGCCAATGAGCTGATTCCGTACTTTGACGCGATGCCTGACGAGATCGCCTCGGCAGTTGCAGCGGCCATTGCTGATATGGAGGCAGCGACGCCACTCCTCCGCGTTTACGACGGGCCCCACCGTGGCACGGTGCAAGCGGCGCGTATCGGACGCGTTCTCGAACCGGTGACCCGATCGCTGCGCAGGGCGCGCGAGCGGCTCGCACCGTTCGCGACGGGAAAGGGAGCCGCTGACTTGATGCCGGCAACACAGAACCTCGTTGTCGGGATGCAGCAACTCGCCGAATCCGCCCGTGATCTGCGGAGTGGCGTGGACGTCGACTGAAGAGTTCACGCAGCCAATCCCATCGCGGCCAGGTCGATCTCGTCGACCTTGTCGCGCAGCTGGTGGCAGGCCCGGCGCAGGCGCTGGGCGATGGTGCGAACGTCCTCGCAGGCGAATACCGTGAGCACGCGCATGTGCATCGCGCGGCGGTGATCGCGGCGGTACAAGCGCCAGGTGATGGCGCTGCCGTCCTCGGTCGGGAAGCGGCCCCAGGCGAAGCCCATCGTCTCCTTCGGCCGGCGGCGGGTGGCGTGGCGGCTCATAGACGCACTCGCCAGTGGCCCTGTGAGTACTGCACGCGGCCCGCCTTGCGCAGCGCCTGCAGTCGGGCGTCCACGTATCGGCTCAGCGGCTTCGAGCGGGAGCCACCGGCGGCGCGTGACGCGGCATCCGTTCGCTTCGCCGCAACTTCCACGGCCTCAAAGATCTCGGTGAACGAGCCCTTCTGGTTCGCGATCGCTTGGAAGATCGCATCGTCGAGTTCGGCGTAAAGGCTCATGCGGCGCTCCTCAGGGGCTCGCGGCACACGGGCCCGAACCACAGGTTGAAGTGGTTGTTGAGGCGGATCTGCTGGGGGTCGATGCGCACCGGCGCCAAGCGCGCGCGCACGCGCTGCTCATCCGCTTCGCAGAGCCGGCACGTGGAGCGGCGGCGCTCCGCCGGCGGGAACTGGCCCACCGGCAGGCGACGGCAGCAGCTGGAGCAGGTGCGGTGCTCCATCACGCGGCCATCGGGTAGTTGTCGCCGGCGGCGACGGCGCGCAGGACCTTCTCCATCGCCTGGCACATGGCGGGCACGCTGGCGGCGTCGTAGAGCTTCGCCGAGCGCTCGCTGCCGACCGGCAGGAACCCGAGCTGGGCCAGGCCCTCGGCGTTGATCGACAGCGGCGCGATGGCGGCGTTGATGTCGCCGAGCTTCACCCGGCGCGCGGGCGCCGCGGCAGCCGGCGCTGCGTGAGCTGCAGTTTCGGGGCTGGCCTGCGCGGGGGCGGCCGGCGGCGCCGGAACGCTGGTGGAACTCGCTGGAACATCGGCCGCTGCGCGTTCCTCATCGCGCTGGCGCTGCTCCCGCTCCAGGCGATCGGCTTCCTCCTTCCGGATGCGCTCGCGCTGGGCTTCCTCGCGTTCGCGCTCGCGCTGCTGGTGCTCAGCGATCCGCGCGGTGATCAGGTTGCGCAGGTCCTCCGGCTGCTTCTGGGCGCACAGCTGCACAGCGTCCGGGAACAGGGTGCCGTAGGTGCCGACCTCCATGTCCAGAACACGCACGCAGGCGCGCACTCGCTCGGCGGCTTGGCTGGCGACGACCTTGTGCTGGGCTGCCAGGCTGTCCACGGCGTCCTGCATGCTGGACAGCGAGCGCTTGCCCTTGATGGCCGTGCCGAGGTCGGCGGTGATCTCGCGCAGCGGCACCTGCAGCGCGTGCGCGCCCAGGCTGGCGTTGATCTGCTGGTAGTGACCGATCACCGCCTGCTTGCCGGCCTCGACGATCTCGCCGCGGCGCTTCTCCTTTTCGGCGGTGACCAGCTTGTCCAGCTGCAGGCGGGCGCGCTTCATCTCGGCGCTGATCTCGTCGATCGTGCGCATGACCGCGTCCACGTCGGACATCTGGCCCAGGATCTGGTCCTTCGTCGCCTCCAGCTTCTCCTCGCCGGCCTTGAAGGCCTTCACGGTTAGCTCGGCGGTGGCGAAGTCGTCGTCCGTACGCAGGTCGGTCTTCACTGCGGCGATCACCGCCAGCGCCTTCTCGCGGAACTCGGCCAGGTTGGAGAACTCCACCATGCCGCGCGCCACGACGGACAGCGCCGGCAGCGAGTCTGGCGCGCGGCCGGCCGGGGCCGGTTGGATTTTTTCGACATGCTCGTAGGCGGCGACGTCGGCCTCGAACTGCTCCCAGCCGGCGATCAGCCGGGCGCGCAGCTCGGCGTCGGGCGTATACCAGCAGTGACGCTCCTCGATGAGCGTGTCGTCGGCCGCCCACTTGGAGGCCATAAACAGCACGCGCCCGGCGCCGGACACGAGAGCCTGGTGCTCCATCTGCACGCGGTAGACCAGCGGCAGATCGGCACCCGTGCAGCCGTCAACCATCGCCACGCGCAGGGCGTCGTTGAGCGACTTGTGCTCGAACGCCACGTCTTCCAGCAGGGTCAGGCCATCGAAGCTGGCCGAGTACTTCCCCTCGGTACCGGTGACCGGGAACAGGTCCTCGCCGACAATCTGCTCAGCGAGCGGCCGGGCCAGCGCCTCGTAGCGGTGGCCGGCATCGAAGATGCGTTGGCGCTCGGCGTCGACCTCTTCACCGACGCCGGTGGCCATTTCGCGCACCAGCTGCGCGCGGTTCTTGTAGGGGCTGCAACCCATCATCGCCGGCGCGTCGCTGGCATTGAGGTGCTGGGCGCGGTGGGCATGCCATTCCGGCGTGCCCTGCATGAGCTGGACGATCTTCATGCCTGGCCCTCCGCGTCGCTGGCGTCATCGGGCAGGGGGAAGTCCGGGTTTTGCTGGCCAGTCGCCGGAGCGGCACCGGCATCGGCGGCCGGGGCTGCGAGGGCGCGGATGGTGGCCTTCTGCTCGTCGCTCAGCGTGGCCTTCGACTCGGCCATGCCGATGATGTCGTCGGGCGATTTCTTGCCGGCCTCGATCGCCTTCTTCCAGTTCGGCAGGGCGGCCTCGAAAGCCTGGGCGGTGTACGCCTGGCGCTGGCCGCGGGCATCGCTCGGCGCGGCCGCAGTGCCCGTGGCAAAGGCGTCCTCCGGCGTGGTGTCGCCTTCCTTGATGGCGGTGACGATGCCGCGCAGCAGGACCAGGTGCTCCAAGCCGATGTCCTCGACGCCGGCGACCTCCAGCTTGGCGCAGACCTGCTCCGCCGAGACGCCGAAGCGCTGGAAGACCGCGAGGGCGTCGGCGCGGCGGTTGGCCAGCGTCTTGACGTCACCCATGATCACCTTGCGGGCTTCGACGTACATGTCCTCCCAGAAGGCCTTCGGCACGCCCTTCAGCACCGCGTTGCGCAGCGCGATCGAGCAGGCCGCATTCGCGGTCACGCCGATCATGTCGGCCTTGAAGCGGCGGCCTTGCTTGTCGACGATGCGGCGCTGCACCTCGTAGGTGATCGCGACGTTGCGCTCGAGGTCGTGGAAGACGCCCTGCGCGATGATGAACTCGCCCTTGTCGTCGATGACGCGCGCGCCGGCGCGGTTGTTGCCCCAGGCTGAGGCGATCACCTCGGCGAAGCGGGCCGACGGGCCTTCGATGGTCTTGCCATCGCGGGGCAGCGCGTAGACGCACTGCTCGGCGATGCTCTGGCTGAGCGTGACCATCTGCAACGCCTCGTCACGGAAGCGCTTCAGCGAGCGCGGGAAGCGACGGGCGGTGCTGATCTGCTGCTCGATCTCCGAGCGGCTGATCATGGCGGCCATGCCTTCCTCTGGGACAAGCTGGCCTTCCTGGACTTGGGCGTTCATTGGGGCGAAATCTCCAGCCGGCGGCGCCGGCGCGGTGGGAATGGATGGCCGGTTACGTCTCCGGCGAGGCGCACCGCGTGGCGGCTCCTCCGTGTGCGGCACCGCAGGGGCGGTGCAGGTTGGCCAGCGCGTGGGGAGGCGCGCCGACCGGGGGGATCACGCCGCCTGCGCGGCCGGTGCCAGGTCAATCAGCCGGTACGGGTACTTATCCACGTCGTGCCGGATGTGTTCCTTGAAGTGCCGGCCCAGCGATTCGGCGTTCTTGAACAGCTCGAAGTCGTCGGCGGTGAAGTTGTCGTACTCGTACAGCGCCGCCGGCTTCTTGTTCTCGCCGTAGCCGCGCCAGAAGCGCACGGCGAGGGTGTTGGTTTCCGGGTCGTGGCCGATGGAGTGGATCTGCGAGGACTCCACGTCTTGCATCTGGATGCGCGCGCTCATGCCGCGTCCTCCAGGTCGCCGGCGGCGGCGCCCTCCAGCTGGCTGGCTTCGGCCGCCGCCGCCTCGTTGTCGTCGTCGTCCGTCAGGTCCGCCTGCGCCGTACCACGCTTCGGCGCGATCAGGGTCAGCAGCACGTCCTCGCGCACCAGCGCGTCGGACAGGTCAGCCAGGTCTTCGGATGTCACCTGGGCGGAGGCGTTGAACGTAAGCTCGACGCTGCCGCCTTCCTTCGGCTCCAGCACGAAGCGCTTCAGCGACACATCCACCAGCACGATGGGATCAGCGGCTTCCAGCAGCCCGGCGATCTGCAGCTCATAGCCCTTGAATTCGTGGCTGAGCTTCAGGGGCTCCAGCGCCGGGTGCTTCACCTCGGTCAGCCGGTCGGCGCCGATGGTCGGCAGCTCCTGCTGCTCGCCGGAGCCCGGCTTGCGGAACAGGTCCTGGCGCAGCGTGGGGTCGAAAGCGTCCAGCACTTCGTTGCTGGCGCTGAGGGTGAACTTCACGTCGGCGGCCAGCCGGCGCTCGTCACCGTGGCGCTGGATGCGCTGGTTGACGTTGGCGATGGACGCCTCGTGCTTCTCCAGTTGGAACATGGGTAGACCTCGTCGGTTTGTGCCGGCGGCGCCGGCGGGGCTCAGTGCGTGTCGTCGCGCGGCAGCGCGAGGGGCAGGGCAGGAATGCGGCGCTGGCGCACGAAGTCGTGGCTACCGCGCCACGTTGCGCGTACGGCCAGCAGGAACAGCGGCAGCGCGATGGAACCGATCGACCACGCCTCGACGATCCAGCAGCGACGCAGCAGGTCAGCTAGGAACGCGGCAAAGAAGATGCCAACGAAGGCGCGTAGCAGGGGGCGCAGGCTCACGGCAGCGGCCTCCAGTGCGTCGGGCGGTAGTAGACGTACATGACGTCGTCGCCCAAGTCGTCGGTGATGAACCACAGAGCGCGGCGGCGACGGAGCGGGCCCTGATTGCGTACGCCGTCGGCATCATCGATTTTCGTGTCGACCAATTCGCCTTCCGGCGCGGTCTCGATGGGCTGCCATTCGCTCATGCCGCACCGCCTGGCACGAAGCCGCTGAAGGTGCGCGGGCGCAGATCCTGCCGCGCAGCCCGGATCGCCCACGCGCTGCTGGCGCCGTCACGCATCAGCTGCAGCGCGTGGAAGAAGGCCCGCTGGCGCGCCTGCTCGTCGCGGCCGAACCGCCGCGCCATGTCGCAGGTCGCCTCGCGCACGGCGTTGAGTTCCCGGGCATTGCCGGGCAGGGTGATGACCGCGGCGCTCACGAGAGCACCGCCGAAATCAGGAGGCCGATGACGACGCCCACGCAGGTGAAGACCACGGCCGAGGCGACGTAAAAGGCGACATCGCGCCGCTGCTGCTTCTGCAGCTGCTCCTCGAAGCGGGTCATGCGTACACCACCTGCAGCCGCTGCACGGCCTCCAGCTCGCTCAGGCCAGCCTCGTCGCGAAGCTCCTCGACCAGGCGGGCGATCTTCGCGTCGCGGGCCGCGCGCCAGATCTCGGCGAAGCGCGCGCAGCCGCTGGGCAGCAGGTCTGAGGCGGACAGCGCCAGCGTGGCGAGGCGCAGGTCTTCTTCGGGCAGCTCGACCTCGGCCAGCAGGTTCGGCATGGCCGCCAGGCTGGCGTAGGCGAAGGTCAGCAGGTCTTCGGCGTAGTCGCTCAGCGCCGGCTGGCCGGCACCGTCCGAGTCGATCCACCGCGGGTTGGCAAGCGCCATGGGCATCTCCGCGCCACCTCCCCGGTCGGGATTCCGGGGTTCATCGTGGCGACGGAGCGTAAGTTAGGCATACCTACGTTCACTGTCAATAGGCATTCCTAACTTTTCTCGATCAGGTACGAAAAAGCCCCGCTGAGGCGGGGCTTGGCGGGGCTGTTACGTGTGGGGGCGGCTAGGGGTCTCGGCCCCAGTTGGCGCGGTAGTCCTCACGCATCTTTTGGCACGTCATCGAGTGGAACCGAAGCATGTCAGGGGTGTACTGCCGATCGGCATTCATCTCCTTGTATCGCTCCTCGCAGAACTCGATGGTCCGCGCATCCTGCTGTCGCTGAACTTCGGCAGCCTCCTGTTTCAATACAGCAGGGGACTTAGGCGCCGATGGTGGAAGGGTGACAATTCGCAACCACACCGCGAGAACTAAGCCCACAACCACGAGGACCACAATCCAAGTCTTGTTGCCTTGATGTCCCCCAGCTTTTTCCGGCGCCGCTTTTGGCGCTGCTTGGGGTGGCGCCGGTGGGACAACAACCGGAGCTCCGCACCCCGGGCACGATGCCGCCTTGTCGCTGATCTGCCTGCCGCACTCCGCGCAACTGATCAATGCCATCAACATTCCCCCGTGCTTTGGAATTGCAGTTCCTGTCAGCAGGCTGGCAGGCAGTCTGGCAAGCTAGAACCCGTCTCTGCGGCATCGACGTAGCCGTGCATTCGCCCAAGGAGATCATCGAGCTGCGGCAGCGTCAGGTCGGTCAGGTAAGAAGTGCCCTTCATATCCAAGAAGTGCGTAATCGCCGAGTGCCAGCCGTACATGTCAGCAATTCTGACTATCGCGCGCATCTTCCTCGCGGCAGGTGACATGTCAACGGGAGGATGCATCAGCTCTCCAGGCGCCGAAGGCGGCAGGGGAGAGTCAGCGAGCATGGCGGTCAATTCTTCACGAAGTAGGGTGATCGCATCCATCAATCAGTTCCAAGGGTCTCCAGAAGGCCAGCGAGAGCAGCCTGCACCGCACTGGCGGAATCGGCGGTCAATGCGTGCTGGCTTTCGTAGACGCGCTGGATCATCCGAGCCTTGAACTCGACGGGAACCGCCTTACGACTGTCTTTCACCGCGCCTTCGACGACAGCGAGCACTGTGGAAAGCTTGCCGAGGTCGAGTCCCACAGGCTGAGACGCGATAGCAGTCGCGCCGTCGCCGGTCATGATGTACTCGGCTGAGGTTCGCAGAAAGCGCGCCGTTGCGACCAGGTTATCGCCCGAGATCATCTTCGTGGGCTTGCCTTTGCCGAACCAGCCAGAGATGGATCCTTGCTGTAGCCCTATGGCGCGCGCCAAGTCGGCCGGGGTGAGGTCCAGCCCCATCAGCAAGTCGTGAATTCGTTGGGCCCAAGGTTCCATTAGGCAAGCCTAACCACGACTGGCATAGGTATGCCTATTGCAAGCAGCGTAGGAATGCCTAACAATGCCGGCCCATGGACGCCAATCAGATCATCGACGCTCTCGGGGGAACCTTCGCGGTGGCCCGCCTTTGCAAAGTGAAGCCGCCCTCGGTCAGCGAGTGGCGCCGAAACAACGAGATCCCGAACGCCCGGCTGCAGTTCCTGCGCCTGGCGCGGCCGGATGCGTTCGAGGGTCCGCCCGCCGCAGGGCAGGGGGTCGCCGATGCTGCCTGAGCCGTCAGATGACACCAAGGGAATAACCGCTACCGCTGAGCCCTTGTTGCGGATTGAAGAAGGTGTCGCAGAGCGGGCATTTGACCCCGCGACCATAGCGCTGCAGGACGGAACGCTTACCTCCATCCCAGCAGGGTTGGCACAGGTAGTGGGCGACTTGCGTCGCGCTTGGGTTGCCGGTCCCGCTCTCATGTGGGGGGGCATCAACTCGATATGCAAAGACGCCGCCTCCGAGGTCGACCAGCGGGTAGTGATCCTTCTGCGCGAGGGCTTCTTTGAGTTTTCGCAGTTCCTCTGCGGTCTCGAACTTCTCGCGTTGGAGATTGAAAAGAGCGCTGTTCTGAGCGAGGAGGGCGCTCTGGGCGCTCAGCAGCGCGTCGTTGAGCTTCGCAAGCTCCGCAGCCGCCTTGTTGAAGTCTCGGACGTCGATAGCTGCGGAAAGGCCTTTGCGGATCAGATCGATCGCGGTGAAGGCCGTGCCGATTGACGTCATGTCCATGTCGCCCTCCTTGCGGGCTGTGTTGTTGGCACATCCAGCCTACCGCAAGGAGGGCGGCGCCTTCCCTGGCCACCGCCTCAGCCTTTCCGCAGCAGCCGGACGTGCATCTGGCCGTCCGCCCACCGCAACCCGAACACGTTCCCGCCGACCCGCACGATCGTCACGACGTTCGGGGCTCGCTTCCTTGCCGCTTTGATCCTTCGCTGCAGTTCGTCCATGGCGCACAGCCTGCCGGACCGCTTCATCCCGAACCACGTTCAGGTATCCCGCCCATGAACATCCTCGACGCCGCGCACAAGACCGTGAAGAGCTACCCCGGCGGTAGCGAATCGCTGGCCCCGCGCATTGGCATGTCCGCCGCCGTGCTGCGGAACAAGGTCAACCCGAACAACGACACGCACCACCTGACCTTGGCCGAGGCCAGCGAGATCATGGGGGTGACCAGCGACGACCGGATCCTGCACGCGCTGGCCGCCGAGCACGGCTACACCCTGCAGCCCATGGGCGCGTCGAACAGCAGCACGGTCATGGGCGCGATGCTGGACCACGTCTCCTCGCACGGCGCGTTCGCCCAGGCGATCCAAGACGCCCTGAGCGATGGCCTGATCAGCGAGAACGAGATGCGCTCGATCTACGCCGCGGGTGCCGCCCAGATGGGAACGGTCGTGACCCTGCTGCAGCGCCTGCGCGCGGCCACCGGTGTGCACGGGGTGGCTGCATGACCGCCGACCTCACCGCAGCGGACATCGCCCGCGAAGGCTCGATCCGCCGCATCGCCAACGAGATGCGGGTCGAGCACCTGCTGGAGAACGAGTCGGAGCGGCGCCGCCTGTGGGAGCAGATGCGCGAGAAGAGCCTGGCGCGCAGCCAGGCGCAGGTCGAGCGCATGGAGCAGGCGGGGGGCTTGCAACCGTGAGCAGCGAAACCGAAACCCGCGCGGCCCGCAGCCGCTACCGCAAGGTCGAAGTGCGCACATGGGGCGACGAGAAGTTCCGCGCGCTGTCGCCTATGCCCCCGAGCGGGCAGGGCCTCTGGCTCTACCTGATCACGGGCCCGCACACCGGGCCTATCCCAGGGCTGTTCCGTGCCGGTCGCGCGGCCATGGCCGAGGAACTGGACTGGGATCTGGAAGCCTTCGACAAAGCCTTCGGGGAAGCCTTCCGGCAAGGCATGGTCAAAGCCGACTTCAAGGCCCGGGTCATGTGGATCCCGAAGGCCATCCAACACAACCGGCCCGAGTCACCCAACGTCGTGCGCAGCTGGGGCGCCGAGTTCGATCTGATACCCGAATGCGCGCTCAAGTCGGAGGCGATGGAAGCCCTGAGAGCCTTTGTTTGCGGGCTTGGAGAGGGTTTCGCGAAGGCTTTCAATGAGGCTTTCGGAAAGCCTTCCGGGAAGCCTTCCACGAAGGCTATGCCTAATCAGGAACAGGAACAGGAACAGGAACAGGAGCAGGAACAGGAACAGGAGCAGGAGAATCAATCCTCCCTTCGGTCGGATTCGTCCCCGCAGCTGGCGCTGACGGGAGACGCCTCGCCACCCGCTGACCTCAAAGCCCGGAAGGCACAGCGAATCCAGCAGATCGCCGAGCAGGCGCAGGAGGCCTACAACCGAATCCTGGCCAAGCCCCACGGCGAACTGGCGGCGTGCGCGGTGCTGAACAAGCCGCGGCTCAAGGCGGTCGAGAAGGCGCTGCCGACCTGCCGGGCGATCTGCGCGCAGCTCTACGGCAACGAGCGGGTCACCGCCGCGTTCTGGCAGGCGCTGTTCGAAACCGCGGCGGAGGACGAGTTCCACTCCGGCCGGCGTACCGGCGGCCCCGGCCACGAGAACTGGAAGCCCGATTTCGAATTCCTGCTGCGTGAGACCGTGATCGCCAAGCTGTTCGACCGTGCGATGTCGGAGGCGGCGGCATGAGCGCGCGCGGCGAAATTGACCGCATGGCCGAGCTGTATGGGCCTGGCGCTGACGTCGGCGCCGCGCGCGTGCCGCCGCACAGCGTGGATGCTGAGCAAGCAGTCCTCGGCGGTCTGATGCTCCGCGCCCAGACGTGGTGGCAGGTGGCGGATCTGCTGGCCGAGGGCGACTTCTACCGCCGCGATCACCGCCTGATCTGGCGCGCTATCTCCGAGCTTGCGGGCATGGAGCGGGAGTTCGATACCGTCACGCTGGGCGATTGGTTCCAGTCGCGGGGCCTCTTGGAGCAGGTCGGCGACGGCGCCTACCTCATCGAGCTGTCGAGCACGACGCCGTCGGCGGCGAACATCCGCGGCTACGCCGAGATCGTGGCCGACAAGGCGCGCCTGCGCCGCCTGATCGAGGCCGGCACGGAGATGGTCAACGATGGCTTCCAGCCCGACGGCCGCTCGAGCATTGAGCTGGTCGGCATGGCGCAGAGCCGCATCGGCGGGCTGCTGGACAATGAGCCGTGCGACCTGGAGCCGGTCGCGCCGGTGATGCAGCGCGTGTTCGAGCGGCTGGAGGAGCGCTCGCGTGCCGGCACCGTCATGCACGGCCAGGCCACCAGCATCGAAGACCTCGACCGCATCCTGGGCGGGCTGCGCCCCGGCGGTCTGTACGTGATGGCCGCGCGCCCGAAGATGGGCAAGACCACGCTGGCCCAGAACATCGCCGAGCATTGCGCGCTGGTCAGCAAGAAGGCCGTCGCGTTCTTCAGCTTCGAAATGCAGCCCGAGGAGCTCGGCGACCGCATGCTGTCCAGCATCGGCAACATCGACGGCGGCCGCATTCGATCGGGCGATCTCGACGAGGTCGACTGGGCGGCGGTGACCAGCGCCATGAAGCGCCTGCGTGGCGCCGAGATCTTCGTCAGCCGGCCGCGCAATGCGCGGGTCGAGCACGTCATCGCGCAGGTGCGGCGTCAGCACGCGCGCAAGCCCCTCGGCCTGGTGGTGATCGATTACCTGCAGCTGATGACGGTCGTGGGCGACAACCGCGCGCAGGGCATCGGCGACATCACCCGCGCGCTGAAGCTCATGGCTGGCGAACTGGGCGTCCCGGTCTTGCTGCTGAGCCAACTCAACCGCGAGCTCGAGAAGCGCACGGACAAGCGCCCGATCGTGTCGGACTTGCGCGATTCTGGCTCGATCGAGCAGGACGCCGACGCGGTGATCTTCATCTACCGCGACGAGGTCTATAACCGCGACAGCCGCTACGCCGGCACTGCGGAACTGATCGTGGCCATCCAGCGCAACGGGCCGCCGGGCGACTGCCGCGTGCTCTACATGCCGGAGCGGTTCAAGTTCCAGGACCTGCCGGAGTACTGGCAGCCGGCGCCGATCGAGAGCACGACGGACACCAAGCCGGCGCCGCGCCGCAAGGGACTGGCCGCCGCGCTGCGCACCGGCGCCGCGCCGCGACAGGAGCAGGCCGCATGACGCTCACCCCTGCCGCCAAGAAGATCCGTGCCAAGCGTGCCGCGCGCCCGATATATGCGGTGGTCGAGCGCGTTGCAGTGCTCAGCACCGGCGAGGAGCGGCTGGCGCTGCTGGCAGAGAACCCCGTCGACCGGGAGCTGATGAAGCAGCGTGGCTACCGGCGCGGCCAGGAACTGCGTTTGGAGGTTAAGGCGCCGCGCAACCGCGCCTTCCACCGGCTCGCCCACGCGGTCGGCCAGCTGATGGTGGACAACGTCGAGGGCTGGGAAGGCCTCGACAGCCACGAGGCGGTGAAGCGCCTGCAGCGCGAAGCCGGCGTCTGCTGCGAGGTGATCGAGATGGACGCCTCGCCGGTGATCTCGGCGGTACTGGCGACCGTGGATCAGACCTTCGGCGCCGGCGCGGCGAAACTGCTGCGCGCGGTGCTGCCGGAGATCAAGACCATTCCGGTCACGGTCGCGCGATCGCTGGCCTTCGACAGCATGGACGAGGACGAGTTCGGCCGGCTGTTCGAGGGCATCAACGCCTACATCGGAGCCAACTACACCCACGTGTTGCTGGATGATGTGCGCGCAGAGTTCTGGCGCATGGCGCAGGGCGATCGTGCCGGCGGGGAACAGAGAAGGAGGGCCGCCTAATGGGTGCCGGCCTGCGCTTTTTCATTCTTGCGCTTGAACCTCCAGTGCGCGAGCCGTTGGCGAATGGTCGGGGACTGCAGTTCGTTTGCAGCTTCAATCGCCAATGCATAGGCTGCGTCGAGCTCAGTCGCGGCTCTCTTGACATCTTCCCGTGCTGCCATTTCGTTTCTCGAAATGCCGTAACTGATGCTGGTCTTTCGCGCCGACAAGTCGGCATGCAAGGCGGACATGGCAGAACTTGCCTGGCGAACAGCGATCGTGAGGCGGAAGTCAGGAACGCTTTCCAATGGGACCTCCCTCAGCTGCTGGGACAGGGACTCAATTCGCGCAATCGACGAGCCAAGGGTGGGACGAGCGACCACGTCCAGAAGAACATCCTGGGCATGCGTGATCAGTCCGACACATGCGTCGGCCCGTCGGCGCATGGTCAATCGCTCCTGTCGCGTTGCGAGACGACTGGCGGCGTAGATCGCAGCTGCGGAGAGGATCGCCTGGGTCCAGGCTGCCCAGACCTCCGGCTTCCAGCCCGTCCAGTCCAGATAGAAGCAGTACTCCATGGTGCCTCCTTGCTTGTCGGGAGCAGAGCATGAAGGCCGGCCGATCCACGGGCAATCCCACTGGCGCCCAACGGGCTCGCTTCGATGCCATCCGCGAGGCCGGCTGCATCGTCGCCCGATCCCTGGGGCTGGGCTTTGTGCCCTGCGAGATCCACCACCTGACCGTCGGCGGCAAGCACGGTGCCCCGCGCCGCGGCCACGACTTCACCGTTGGCCTGAACTCCTGGTCGCACCGCGGCGAGCCCTTCGGCGGTATTTCGGCGGAAACCTGCGAACGCCTATTCGGACCGTCCTACGCGCGCCAGCCGCGCCGCTTCCGGCAGGAGGTCGGCACCGACGACTACCTGCTGGACCTCCAGAACACCTTGATCGACCAGCATATGAGGAAAGTCGCATGAGCCAGCAGCAGTTTGACCAGGCATACGAATCCGGCCGCCGCGCGCGCCAGGCCGGCAAGTCCCGCGACAGCAGCCCGCGCTATGGCATGGACCACAACAGCCTGCTGCAGCGGGAGCGCTGGCGCGAGGGCTGGGACGATGAAGATCGGGAGCGGAGGGCCGCGGCATGATCATCTTCGAAGGCCGCGAGTTCCCTCGCCGGGTCGACTTCGAGACGGCCTATCCGACCTACCGCGCGTACGTGGGCGTGGTGCGCGACGGCGCCAGCACTATCGTGGAGCTGGAGCGCCGCATCGCCGCCGCGCGCGGCAAGCAGCGCGCCGCCAACCGCGCCGCGATCGCCCGCAACAGCTCGCAGCCGCGCTGTGCGCGCCGGAATGCGCGATGAGCCTGCACGTCACCTTCGGGATCGACCCGGGCCTGACGGGCGCGGTGGGCGTGGTCATAGATGGCCAGGCCGGCCCGGTGCTGGACATGCCGACCATGACGGTGGGCGCCAAGACCGAGGTCGACCCGCGCGCCATCGCCGCGTTCGTGAAGCAGGTCCGGCAGGAGCATCCGGGCGCCACCTTCAGCGGCTGCGTGGAGCGGGTGCGGGCGATGCCGCCGAAGGAAGGTCGTCGTCCCGGCGCGCAGTCGTCGATGAACTTTGGCGAGAGCTACGCCACGGCCAAGACGGTGCTCGCGGTCATGGGCATCGACTTCAGCCTCGCCGAGCCGGCCAGTTGGAAGCGGCACTTCGGCCTGATCGGTCAGGACAAGGACGCATCCCGCTTGCTGGCCATCACCCGATTCCCGAGCGTCGCCGACCAGCTGAAGCGCAAGCGCGACCACGGCCGGGCCGAGGCCTACCTGCTCGCCCTGTGGCACCAGCAGCGTCACTTGGTCGGAGCCATGGCCGCATGACGCCAGCTGACCGCCTCGCCGAGAAGCGCCGCCGCGCGTACATGGAGGCGGACTGTCGGCAGCACGGCAGCTGCTGCCTTTGCCAGCACCGCGTCACAACGGCCGAGGCCGTGCACTGCCGTGGCCAGCCAGAGCGCCAGCGCGGCATGTGCGCTGACGATGGCCAAAGCCCCCGATTCGCTTTCGACGACACCACCCTCCAGAGGTACCCATGAGCACGGCGCTGCAACTCCAACCCGACGAGATCTTCGAGGCCCGCCTGCGGCTCTGGGCCTACTGGTTCGGAGAGCGCGGCCAGCGAGCGAGCGAGGAAGCCGCGATGCTCGAGGAGGAACAGGCCAGCGGCGCCGGCCTGTACCGGTCACCTGGCGCCAGCGCCACCGCGGTGGCAGAGGACGTCGACCCGGTGGCCAACATCATCCGGCGGGTGGCGAACAGGGACCGCGGCGGCGACCCGCGCCGCCGACTGCACGGCCAGGCAGCAGGGCTCAGCGATCGCAAGGGCAACGTGGCCCCTGTACCGAGCTGGGCCGTGGATCCGGTGCGGTGTGCGGAAACTCGCGGCGCGGCCGGCGCGCGCACTTACGTGCCCACGGACGCCGAGAGGGTGGAGCGGGCTGTGCTGGACCTGCAGGCGCGCCACGCGGCGAACGGCCTGGCCCTGCGGCTGCATTACTGCACGTTCGGCCATCCGCTGGAGAAGGCGGAGACGATGGGAATCGGAAGGGGCAAGTTCCGCGAGTTGGTCGCCGAGGGCAGGGGATGGGTCCGCTGTCGGCTTGGGGCTTGACGTGTCGGACACGACGCCGTAAATTCCCGGCAAATTCGGATCAGTCCCCCAAGCGCTCGGCCTCGGCCGGGCGTTTTGCGTTTCGGGGGCATGCAAACCGACCGCCGCCGCCTCGTCAGTGAACGTGTGCGCGCCGGGATCGCGCACGGGCGCCGCCATGACCGGCACCCTTCATTCGCGACGGCGGTCGGTCCCATTTGGGGAGCATCGCAGTGCGTCCCGTCGGACGGGACCGGCTGGCCGCACCGATGCGGCTCCCTATCCCTGTAGTAAAGTCGCGGCGAGGGAGCGGTGAGACCATCCCGTTCCCTGGCACCGGGCTGCGGCCCGCTCAAACAGGGGAAGTTATGAAGATCGCAATTGGACTGACGTTCTTCGTGGTTGCTGGTATCGCATCGGCTACGCCTGTTTCACCCGCCACGAGGGCTGATCTCTCGCCGGCGACGACGAACGCCTGCCTGAAACGGCAGCTTACGGAGCCCGCGAATGCGGGCATTCACCCTGCCAAGATTCACCAGTACTGCAACTGCGTCGGCGAAGAGACGGTTAATCAGATGACCCAGGAAGCGGCCGACTACGTCGAGCGCACTGGCGATCCGAAGCCGCTCCTCAATGCGACCATGTACGCCTACAAGGCATGCGTCCCATCGCTCGTCTGATCGGTTACGCCAGACCCCTGATACAACGGGCCCTGCTGAGCAGGGCCCTTTTTTTATGCTCGCCCCCTCGCCGGAACAACCATCGGGATCCTGCCGGGCCGCGGGGCGGGCGCCCTTATGCGATGTGGCAAAGGCCATGTCCGACGCACTACGATGGATCATTCCAACGGAGTGGGTGAGCCAGTGTCGAAGACATCGCGTGCGCGAGAAACCCTCGAAGACTTAGATAAGCAATTGGATAGGTTCCAGTCGGCGCAGACTCTCGATGAAGCGAGGCGATGTTGGGAGGAATGCCTAATCATCATCGAGCGGCTTTGGAACCGAATCGAGGGGGCGTATCGCAACAGCGCCAGATGGGGTGGCCTCTCGGGCACGTATCAGAGACACCGAGCGAGTGATCCGCTTCTGGCGTACGTCAAGATGGCCAGAGACTCTCTTGAGCACGGAGTCGAGCCGGTCATGCAGACAGAGCCCGGCGGATTCGCGATCAATCCCATTGATCGAAGCAAGCCTACGCGCATCGAGAACCTCTCCATGCAGGGTGGTGTTGTCCGGATAGGCGGGATGACGAACGCCCAATTTGTTGCGATTGCACCATCGCTGAAGCTTGTCGCAGTCCACAACCGAGGCGGATCCAGAAATCCGCCCACATCGCATCTCGGAAAGCCAATCGACCTTGGCAATCCGTTGGTCTTGCTGCTAGCGGCGCGAGGCTACTACGTCAAAGCGCTGGACGTCCTCGAGAGCGCTCTAGGTACCTAGCCGGACAGTCGTCCCACTCGAGATTGGACGCGCCGGAATCAATACAGCCCCGGTGAAAGTCGGGTTTCTTGCTGCACGTCTGACCATCCAGCGGCGCGCATGCGTCCAACCGAGCAGGAGGTTGCTGCTCGGACAGCCGACTCTACCTCGGAGGTTGCAAAGTGAGCACCGAAACTGTGGCCGCCGCCATGGGGGCGGGCATCTATGCCAAGCCGCTGGAGGACGCCTGCGTCCGCTTCGGCATCGAGTCGACCTTGGAGAAGGCCCACTTCCTGGCCCAGGTCGCGCACGAGTCCGATGGATTCCGCACCGCTGAGGAATACGCCAGCGGCAAGGCGTACGACACCGGCTCGAAGGCAAAGGCACTGGGCAACACGCCCGAGGCCGACGGTGACGGCCAGCGGCACAAGGGCATGGGCCTGATCCAGGTCACAGGCGTGACCAACCAGCGCGCCTACAGCCGCTGGAAATACGGCGACGACCGCGTGCTGAACAACCCTCGGATGCTGACCCTGCTGCCGGACGCGGTGGACTCAGCCGCCTGGTACTGGTGCATCTACCGGCCGTCCATCCGCGCGCTCGCGCGCGCCGACGACCTCGAAGGCGTCACTCGCAAGATCAATGGGGGCCTGACCGGCCTCGACGACCGCCGGCGACGGCTGCAGCAAGCGAAGAGGCTCTTCGGACTGCCATGACGACCTCCAAGCGCAAGCCGAAGCTGTCGGCGGTGAACCATTTGCAGGGCGTGCTGACCGTCTTGGACGGGAAGACCAAGCTACCGACGGCCGAGGTGCTGACGGCAATCCGGGAGATGGTCAGCGACGCGCTGGCCGTGCTGCAGGAGCCGGATCCGCTGAAGCGCCGAATCGCCTTCGTGCTGCTGGCAGTGCAGGAATCCACGGAGGTCAACGTGCGCGAGGTGCGCGGCAAGCGCATCACCCGCGTCACTGTGGTCGACCAGCCGCTCTACCACTGGGCGCTGGAGGAGATCCACGCTCTGGCAGGTGCGGCATGAGCTGGGCCACCCGCAACGCCGGAGCTGGCCGCATCGGCATCGCCGTGCTGATCCTCTTCATGTACGGCATGGCCATGGCCGCGCTGATCACGGTGGCGATCCCCGACAGCAACCGGGACGCCTTCTCCCTACTGCTGGGCGGCCTGAACACCGCGCTGGGCGGCGTGGTCGGCTACTTCTTCAACATCACCAGCCGGCGCCAGGCTGGCGGGAGCTGAGCCATGAACCGAACCATGATCGCGGTGATCGCCCTCATCGTGTGGTCGGCCGCTGCCTTCGGCGCCGGCTGGGCCTGGCGGGGCGACCGGGCCGAGAAGGCGGACGCCAAGCACACCGCAACCAACGCGCAGGCGCAGACGGCATCCGTCAACCAGGCCCGCGCCGTCGAGCACACCCAGGCGGCCACGCTGGCCGACATCGGAGCGAACCATGAAGAAGACCGCCGGGCGGCCGAAGCTGTCCCAGCTGCTGTGGTGGCTGCTGTGCGCGCTGGTGACCTCCAGCTGCGCGACGACCTCGCCACCTGCAACACCGCCCGCCTGTCCGAAGCCGTCGCCGGCGCCGTCGAGCGTGATGCGGGCGCCCAACTACGAGCAGAGGTTGCGGGAGCTGTTGTTCAAGCCGGCCGAGACGCCGACGACCAGCTCCGGGCAGCCCAAGCCGTGATCGCCGCTGATCGCACGGAGGTGACCCCATGAGCACCGATCGCTGGAACCCCTTCGCCGGCCCGAGCCGCCGGCATCTCGCCGAAGCAGTGAAGCACCTGACTGCAAAGGTCGCTGCCGTCGAGGCCCACGCCATCGCCATCGACGCCCTCGCGGGCAGCGCCGTGCAGAAGCTCGAGCAGGATGTCGCCGCGCTTCAGGAGGCAACTGGAAAGACGTAACGGCTAGGGCGCGCCGGATCGGGGCGTGTCAGGCCGGGAGGGCGAAACCAATCGGATTAGCGTTGATCAGGCGCAGCGCAGACGAGACGCCGGTCGCGACCATGATGCCGGTGTTTTGCCTGAGGACGAACGGAAGCTCCTGGTCTCCGTCGTAGATCGGCTCATCTACGTAGCGAAAAGCGGTAACGATGCCAGCAACCTTGAAGCGATCGGTGCCTGGCGGCTTGAACACAAGCGGGCCGCCGGAGAAGCCTGGGTTGTTGTGACCGTCTAAGAAGTACGTTTCGACCCCGCCTTGCGGGTGAACGGCGGAGAGAATGGCCTTCTTCACGAATGGGAGTGGGAAGCCTCGATTTACTTCCGGAGCAGCCTCGGCGCGCCAACCGTGTGGAAAGCCGAGGAAGTAGACGTCTTGGCCCCAGATCAGGTCGTTGGCGTTGAGCGGAAGGTCGAGGCCGGGCGCCAGCCGAACGTTAGTTGCGAGAACGACCACATCTTCAGCCTCATCGGTCATTCCGACGACGACAACCCCTAGCGGTTTCCAGTGTCCTTCGTGCCACAGTTCTATAGGGCGCTCGGGATCCCAGTCGGTAAGCACATGCCTCGCAGTGATGAGGTACTCCCGCCCATCAACGTCACCGACGAAGAGGGTGCCTGTTTGATCGCCGACCTTCACCTGCAGAACGCGCGTGAAAACGTTCGATGGAATCATGAGTCGTCCTCGGATAGGGCCCTGAGGCCATCGCGGCGAGATTGTATGCCGATGCACCCACCCACTTAAGCCCTCCCGGGGGCGTCTACCCATGCCCAAGTCAAATTCGAAAGCCCGGAGGGCAGCGCGCCGGCTGGCACCCAAGGCTGCGCCTGCCAAGTCGGGTGGCCTGACCCCGAAGCAGCAGCGCTTCGTGCTCGAGTACCTGAAGGACCAGAACGGGAAGCAGGCGGCCACCCGCGCCGGCTATGCACCGGGGTCTGCAGAGGTCCAAGCATGCCGCCTGCTAAGGAATGCTCAGGTACGTGCTGCAGTGGATGCAGGGCAGGCTCGGCTGGCGAAGAAGGCCGAGATCACGGTGGAGAGCCTGGCCGAGGAACTGGAGCAGGCGCGCGGCATGGCCCTGCGGGAGCGGCAGCCCAGCGCCGCCGTCGCGGCCACCATGGGTAAGGCCAAGCTGGCCGGCCTGCTGGTCGAGCGCCATAAGCATTCCGGTGCCGTGGGCACCTACGACCTGAGCAAGCTTTCCGAAGATGAACTCGATCGCCTGGAATCGATCCTCGGTCCGCTTGCCGACGCTGGCGGAGATCCGAGCGGAGAGGGCGCGCAGGAAGGCTGAGGCCGAGCGTGCGCGCATCGCCGAGCAGGGCGAGGCAATCCGGGCCCGGTGCCAGACGCTCGAGGGGTTCATCCGAGAGCATTGGAAGATCCTGGAGCCCACGCGGCCCCTGAAGTTCGGATGGGCGCTGCAGGCCATGTGCCGGCACCTGGAGGCCGTCACCGAGGGCCGCATCCAGTTCCTGCTGATGACCGTGCCGCCGGGCATGATGAAGTCGCTCCTGATGGTCTTCTGGACCGCGTGGGAGTGGGGCCCGGCCGGTCGGCCCGACCTGCAGATGCTGGCCACGTCGTACAGCCAGCCCAACGTCCTGCGCGACAACCTGAAACTGCGGCGCTTGATCGACAGCGACCAGTACCAGGCGCTCTGGCCCCTGCAGCTGCGCGGCGACCAGAACGCGAAGGGCAAGTTCGAGAACACCGCCAACGGCTTCAGCGAGGCGCGTCCCTTCAGCTCGATGACGGGCGGCCGCGGCGACCGGGTCAAGGTGGATGACCCGCATTCGACCGAGACGGCCGAGAGCGACGCCGAGCGCAAGACCACGGTGCGCATCTTCCGCGAGGGCATCACCGACCGCCTCAACGACATCACGTCGTCGGCGATGGTGATCATCATGCAGCGCCTGCACCAGCAGGACGTCGCGGCGGTGGCGCTGGAGCTTGACCTGGGCTTCGTGCACCTCAACCTCCCCATGGAGTTCGAGGCCGAGCGCATCGACAAGGACGGGAAGAAGACCGGCGGGCCGTGCCGCACCTACATCGACGGCGAGCTGTTCTTCGAAGATCCGCGCACCGAGGATGGCGAGCTGCTGTTCCCGGAGCGCTTCCCGGCGGCGGAAATCGCCAGGCTGAAGCGGGCGAAGGGCTCATACGCCTACGCCGGCCAGTACCAGCAGCGGCCGACGCCGCGCGATGGCGGCAAATTCAAGCGGGAATGGTTCGAGGTCGTGGAAGCGGCGCCGGCCATCTCCAATGTCCGGAAGGTCCGGCGGTGGGACTTCGCCGCCACGGATCCGAAGGAGGCCACCAGCGGCGATCCGGACTACACCGTCGGTCTGCTGCTGGGAGAGAGCGCCGGCACGTACTACGTGCTCGACGTGGTGCGCGATCAGGTGTCGCCTGCTGGCGTTGAGCGGATGCTCAAGAACACGGCGCTGCAGGACGGGAAGACGATCAAGGTTCGCATCCCGCAGGACCCGGGCGCCGCCGGCAAGAGCAACGCCGCGCACCAGGTGAAGCTGCTCGCGGGATGGGACATCAAGGCAGCGCTGGAGTCGGGCTCGAAGGAGGTCCGCGCCACGCCGGTCGAGGCACAGGCCGAGGCCGGGAACATCAAGCTGGTGAACGGCCCATGGGTACAGGCGTTCCTCGATGAGATCGCCGAGTTCCCCAACGCGAAGCATGACGACCAGGTCGACGCGCTCTCCGGCGCATTCGCCGAACTGGTCACCGGCAGTACCTACAACCTCGGGAACGCACTCTGATGGGGAAGCTCGCCACAATCCGCGACGGGCTGGTCAACCTGGTCGCGAACCTGGGCACGCCGCGGGACAAGGCCGCTGCCAGCCTCTACCTGCTGCCCTTGATGGACGACCACCAGCTGGCCAACGCCTACCGTGGCGCATGGCTGCCGCGAAAGATCGTGGATATCCCGGCACTCGATGCGCACCGCAACTGGCGCACGTGGAATGCCGAGCAAGACGAGATCAGCGCGATCGAGGCAGAGGAGAAGCGCCTCGGCCTGCAGGGCAAGTCGTTGGAAGCCAGCTTCAAGGCGCGGCTGTTCGGCGGTGCCGCGCTATACATCGGCACCGGCGATGCGAACCCGAGCCTGCCGCTCGATCCGACCCGTATCGGCAAGGACGGCATTCGGCACCTCAACGTGCTGACGCGCCGCGTACTGAAGGCGGGCGAGCTGGAGCGTGATCCGGAGTCGCCCAACTACGGCAAGCCGAGCGTCTACACGCTGAGCACCGCCGCCGGTGGCCAGGTGAATATCCACCCGTCGCGGCTGGTCATCTACCACGGCGCGCCGAAGCCGGATCCGGAACTTGACGTCGGCGACGGCTGGGGCGACTCGGTGCTGCTGGCTGTCATGGATGCAGTGAAGAACGCCGACTCGACGGCCGCGAACATCGCCTCGCTCGTGTTCGAAGCCAAGGTGGATGTGATCAACATCCCCAACCTGATGAACAGCCTCTCGGAGCCGGCCTACGAGGCGGAGCTGCTGAAGCGTCTGCAGCTGGCGGCGATGGCCAAGGGCATCAACGGCATGCTGGTGCTGGACGGCGAGGAGACCTACAGCAACAAGCAGACGAACTTCGCCGGCTTGACCGACGTGATGATGTCCTTCATGCAGCTGGTCAGCGGCGCGGCCGACATTCCGGTGACCCGTCTGCTGGGCCAGTCGCCCAGCGGGCTCAACTCCACAGGCGAGGGCGACATCCGGAACTACTACGACCGGATCCGCTCCGGCCAGGAGCTGGTGCTGACGCCGGCGCTGTCGGTGCTGGACGAGTGCCTGATCCGGTCTTCGCTGGGCACGCGGCCGGCTGAGCTGTTCTACAGCTGGCGCAGCCTGTGGCAGAGCACGGACAAGGAGCGCGCCGACATCGGCAAGACCACGGCCGACACGATCAAGACCATCGCCGACACGCGGCTGCTGCCTGACGACGTGCTGTCCAAGGTGGCAGTCAACATGCTCACGGAGGCGGGCGTCGCACCGGGCTTGGAATCGGAGATGGCGGACTACGTGCCTACCGACGAGGGCGAGGTGGATCCGGATGCGGACGACGTCGCCGCCGCCATGCTGACCACCGACGCGATGCCCCGGCCGCTGTATGTGCACCGCAAGGTGACCAACGCGGCCGACATCATCGCCTGGGCAAAGGAGCAGGGCTTCGAGACCACGCTGCCGGCGGAAGACCTGCACGTCACGATCGCCTTCAGCCGCGATCCGGTGGACTGGATGAAAGCTGGCAGCGACTGGGCCTCGGGCGAGAACGGTGGGATGACCATCAAGCCCGGCGGCGCGCGGCTCATCGAAAAGTTCGGCGAGGGCGCGGTGGTGCTGCTGTTCAACAGCTTGGAGCTGTCCTGGCGCCACGAGGCGATCAAGGGCGCTGGCGCGTCGTGGGACTGGCCCGAGTACCAGCCGCACATCACGTTCACCTATGCGTCCGGGGAGGTCGACCTGGAAGCCGTGGAGCCGTACCGCGGCGCCATCGTGCTGGGCCCGGAGATCTTCGAACCCCTGGATACCGACCGGAAGTCGAAGGTCCGCGAGGAGTAAACCCATGTTTCTCACCGATCGAGTCTCGGTGTCGGCGCCACGCCGCACCGCGGACGGCTACCTCGTGGCCGACGCCAAGGTCGCCCGCACCGGCATCCAGGAATACCTGGGCTCGGAACTGGGCCGCCCGGACATCCCCATCGTGCGGGTGTACCGCCCGCCGGAGGAGGTCTTCGCGCAGGACGCGATGCACAGCTACGCCTACCGGCCGGTCACGGTCGAGCACCCGGCGCAGATGGTGGACGCCGACACCTGGAAGGCGGTCTCCGCCGGCGCCACGGGCGCGGAGGTGGTGCGCGACGGCCAGTTCGTGCGAGTGCCGCTGGTGCTCATGGATGCCGCGGCGATCAAGGCCTACGAGTCCGGCAAGCGCGAGCTGTCGATGGGCTACAGCGCCGAGATCGTGTTCCGCGACGGTGTCACGCCGGAAGGCCAGCCCTACGACGCAGTGCAGACGCAGCTGCGCATGAACCACGTCGCCCTGGTCAAGAAGGCCCGGGGCGGCGACCAACTTCGCATCGGGGATGGGCGCCATCCCGGTGCTCTGGATCCGCGCGCCCATCACAAACAGGAGAAATCCATGAGCGACATCAAGACGCGCACGGTCGTGGTGGACGGTCTTTCCGTCGAAACCACTGACGCCGGCGCCCAGGCCATCGAGAAGCTGCAGCGCCAGCTCAGCGACTCGCAGGCAGCCACCCAGCGCCAGGCGGCCGAGCACACCGCCGCGATCACCGCGAAGGACGCGGAGATCACCAAGCGCGACGCCACCATCGACGACCTGAAGGGCAAGGTGCTGGATGCCGCGGCCATCGACGCTCGCGTGCAGGAGCGCGGTGACCTGGTGGCCGCGGCGAAGTCGATCCACGACGCGGACTACCGCGGCAAGAGCGACGCCGAAGTCCGCAAGACCGCCGTCGTCGGAAAGCTCGGCGACGCCGCGGTCGCCGGCAAGTCGGACGACTACGTCCAGGCGCGCTTCGACATCCTCGTCGAGGACGCGAAGAAGGACCCGGTGGTCCGCGCACTGGGCGACAGCGCGAACCGCACTCCGGTTGCCGTCAAAGACAACGGCTACGCCGCCTCGGTCCAGGGCCTGGACTATCGCACCGCCGGCCAGAAGGAGGCCTAAGCCATGGCACTGCAGACCAACTACCCGGACAACCAGCCGGCCGCCGTCGCCGGCGCACAGGCCACGATGGTGCCGGCCACCATCATCTCGCGCACCGTCGAGGGCGCGGCGATCGCCTTCGGCAAGCCGGTGCAGCAGGGCGCCACCGACAAGAGCGTCGCGGCCTTCACCACTGGCAAGTTCGTGGGCATCACCCTGCTGGATCGCTCGGCTTCGGGCCTCAGCGTCTCCGGCGGCCAGGTGACCGGACGCGCGGTCGACAGCTTCGGTGTCGGCGAGTCGGCGCGCGTCAGCACCAAGGGCGACATCTGGGTCGTGGCCGCTGTCGCGGTCGCCGCCGGCGATGCCGTCTACGTCACCCCGACCGGCACGTTCACCAACGTGGCCACGTCGAACACCGCCATCGCCGGCGCCCGCTGGGACACCAGCACCACCGCGGCTGGCCAGCTGGCCGTCGTCCGTCTCGGTTAAGGAGCCGACCACATGAGCGCAATCCCCGTCATCGACGCCCAGGCAGCCTTGGGCTTCGTCATCGCCCAGGCCTCGATCATCGAGCCGGGCGTCTACCGCACGGTCTATCCGGACGTGCAGTACCGCGACCTGATCCCGGTCGATACCTCCGGCAGCGAGTTCGCCACCTCGGTGACCTACTTCTCGTCGGACCAGTACGGCAAGGCCGACTGGATCAACGGCAACGCGGACGACATCCCCCGCGCCGGTACCACCCGTTCGAAGTTCGAGACCCCGGTGTACACCGCGGGCATCGGCTACGGCTACGGCTGGGAGGAAATCGGCCGCGCCCAGATGCTGGGCATCAACCTGCCGAGCGAGGACGCCATGGCCGCCCGCCGCGCGGCGGAGGAGCTGGTGGACCGCGTCGCACTGCAGGGCGACAGCCAGAAGGGCTTCAGCGGCCTGTTCAACGCTACCAACGTCACGCCCGTGGCCGCTCCGACCGGCAGCTGGAACACTGCGACGCCGGACCAGATCGTCGCGGACATGAACGCGTCGCTGCTCAACGTGTTCAACGGCACCAACACGACCTCGATCGCCGACACGCTGCTGGTGCCGTGGTCGAAGTACCTGGCCATCGCGACTCGCAAGATGAGCGACAACAGCGACGCGACCATCCTGCAGTGGTTCCTGGCCAACAACGTGTACAACGCCGCCACCGGTCGCCAGCTCACCGTGCGCGGACTGCGCGGCCTGGATACCGCCGGTGCCGGTGGCGTGGCCCGCCTGATCGCGTATCGGAAGGATCCGAACGTGCTGAAGCTGCACATGCCGATGCCGCACCGGTTCCTGCCGGTGTACCAGTCGGGTCCGCTGCGCTGGGATATCCCCGGCGTGATGCGCCTGGGCGGCCTGGACGTGCGCCTGCCGAAGGACGTCGTCTACCTGGACGGCATCTGACCCTCACGACCCCGGCACCGCGCCGGGGTCCTACTGGAGCATGCACATGCAGATCATCAACAAGCACGCGACGCCGCTGGGGCTTCCGAGCGGCCAGGTGCTGGTACCGGAAGTGCCGGCCCCGGTGCCGGACTGGGCCACTCTCAAGAAAAACGCCGTGGTCCAGGCGTGGATCGCCGCCGGCATCCTGATCGAGGGCAAGGACTCGGCGAAGGCGGCGATCATCGGCACCCGCAACCTGCCGGCCGACGTGCCGCTGATCGAAGACAAGGTCACCGATCTGGACGACCTGGTGCGCCAGGCCTTCGAAGCGTCGGGCCTAGAGCTGGAAGCCTGGAACTCGCTGACCCAGGCGGATCGCGATTCGCACATCGGTAGCCAGCTCGCGGAGCTCAAGGCCGAAGCGGCCGCGCCGAGCACCGAAGAGGAAAAGGCGGAGCTGATCGCCCAGCTCGAAGCTGCGAAGGTGAAGTTCGACAAGCGCTGGGGCGTGGAGAAGCTGCGCGCCGCGCTGGACGAGGCACAGAAGGCCGCCGCCGGCGGCACCGGGAGCTGACCCATGTACGGCACGCTGGAAGGTGCGGACGGCTACCACGCTGCGCGCGGTAACACCGCGTGGGGTGAGGGTAGCAACGAGGCGCGCACGGCCGCGCTGGTCCGCGCCACGGATTACATCGATGGACGCTACCGCTACCTGCTGCCTTCGGGCCGCTGGGCTTCGATGTTCCCCGGCGTGCGCACGGAGGGGCGGGGCCAGCCGAACGAGTGGCCCCGCACCGGCGCCGTCGATTACGACGGCAATGAGCTCCCGATTGACCTGGTGCCCGACGAAGTCGAACGGGCAACCTACGAGGCGGCCGTGCGCGAGCTGACCGAGCCGGGCAGCCTGTCGCCGGACTTCGTGGCCAGCGCGCAGGTCACGCGCGAGAAGGTCGGGCCCATCGATGTCACCTACGCGGCAGCCGAAGGCGAAGGAACTGCAACTCCGAACCGGCCGGTCGTGCCGGTGATCGATGAGATCCTGGCGCCGCTGCTTCTCACCCGGCTGACATCGCCCGCGGTGCTCGTCGTATGAGCGCCTTCTACGATCGCCTGCAGGCAACCGCCCAGCGCTTGATCGCTCGCTACGGCTACGCCTCCCAGCTGGAACGGGATGGGGTGCCCACCGGGCCGGCCTACAACCCGCAGCCGGGGCCGCCGACGCGGCACGACTGCAAGGTCGTGGAGACCGAATACAGTCTGACCAACCGCGACGCCACGCTGGTGCTGCGCGGGGACAAGCTGGGGCTCATCTCCACCGCCATCGACATCACGCCGACCAAGGATGACCGGATCCTGCTGGGCGGCCAGCTGTACCACTTGTTTGACCTGCAGCCTATCTCTCCCGGCGCGCAGGTCCTTCTCTACGAGTTCCATGCGAGGAAGTAATGGCCGCAGCCACCGCCCGCCAACTGGATCAGCTGGCGGTGCAGCTGGAGCCGGCGTTTCAGCGGGCCTTCCTCAAGGCGGTGCGCAGCGTGGCGAACGAGGCCGCGGTGCAGGTCATCGCCGACCTGATGCAGGCCGGCCGGGTGGACGACGTGCTCACGGTCCTGGGCCTGGACGAACCGCGCTTCGCGGACCTTGCCGAGGCCCTGCGTGGCGCATTCAAGGCCGGCGGCGCGGTGGCGACGAAGGAGATGCCGGCGATCCGGCTCAAGCTGGATCCGGTGGTCACGGGCAGCTACCGGCCAAAGGCCACCGCTCCCGTGCTGCGCACGCAGTTTGACCTGCGCAACCCGGTCGCCGAGCGCTGGCTGCAGCAGAACTCGGCAAGGCTGATCACCGGCATCGTCAACGACCAACGCGAGGTGATCCGTGTCGTGCTGCAGCAGGGCCTGGCCGCAGGGCGCAACCCGCGCCAGACGGCGCTCGAACTCGTCGGGCGTGCCGGTGCCACCGGGCAGCGCGCCGGCGGCGTGGTCGGGCTGACGTCCCAGCAGGCCCAGTTCGTGGCGAACATGCGCGCTGAGCTGGCCAGCGGCGATCCGGGACGCATGGCGCAGTACTTCGATCGCCAGCGGCGCGACAAGCGCTTCGACGCCGCTGTCCGGCGTGCTATGCAGGCCCGTCGGCCGGTCTCGCCAGCGGACATCGACAAGATCGCCGGCAGGTACGCCGACCGGCTGCTGGCGCTGCGGGGCGAGACCATCGCCCGGGCCGAATCGATCACGGCGTTGAGCGCCGGCCGGGAAGAATCCTTCCGGCAGCACATCGCCGCCGGCGGCCTGGCGCCCGAGAACGTCATCGGCACATGGTCGGCTACGGGCGACAGGCGCACGCGGCACACGCACCAGGAGATGAGCGGCCAGAAGCGCGCCTTCGGCGAACCTTTCGTCTCTCCCAACGGGGCGCAGATGATGTTCCCGGGCGACACGAGCTTGGGCGCGCCGCCTGAGGAAACGATCAACTGCCGATGCACCAAGCTATACCGCATCGACATGGCAGCGGAGGCGCTACGTGGCCAGCAAGTTCGGTGACCAGGTGAAGTCCTTCGCCGAGCGCGCGAAGCTGCGCCAGCAGGCCATCTTCCGCGAGTCCGCGCAGGAGCTGCTCGACGAGGCGAACACGCCCGAGGCGCAGGGCGGCAAGATGCCGGTCGACACCAGCTTCTTGCGCAACTCGAGCGCGGCCTCGACCGATGGCGTGCCCAGCGCGGGCGGCGCCGTTCCCCAGCTCGTATTCCTGGGGCTGGAAATCGGCCAGTCGGTGTGGATCGGCTGGACTGCCGCCTACGCCATGCGCATCGAACACGGTTTCTACGGCGAGGATCGCTTGGGCCGGAAGTACGCGCAGGCCGGCAAGGGCTTCGCGCGCGCGGCGGCGCAGAACTGGCCCTTCATCGTCCAACGCGCCACGCTCAAGGTGAAGGAGCAGATCCCGTGACGGATACCGCCATCTATACCGCCTTCGCGGCGCTCGTGACGCAGTTCGCCGCGGCGCAGGCCCTGCCGTGCTCGTATCCGGGGGTCGGGTTCGCGCCGCCGGCGAGCGGTGCGTGGCTTGAGCTGCAGTGGTTTCCGAACAAGACCCAGAACTACGGCATGGCCGACGAAGGTCCGTCGCTGCTGCAAGGCTTCGCCCAGCTCGCTGTGTGCTACCCGCCGGGGCAGGGAATCGTCATCGGCACGCAGCTCACCGATCAGGTCATCGCCTTCTTCGGCAAAGGGACGACGTTCGCCGGGATGCGGGTCTACCAGAGGCCCTGGACGTCGGCCGTCATCCCAGATCCGGAGCGCATCATGCATCCGGTGACCATCCCCTGGCGCGGCTTCGACGGCTGATCGCCAGAGCAAAGCGCGCACCACCAGAACCCCGCCCCGTGGCGGGTTTTTTATTGCCCAACGCGAGGACACAGCAATGCCCGAGGCACAAACCAACAGCGGCTCCAAGCTCTACATCTGCATGACGCCCAAGAACGAGGATCTGGACGAGGCGGGCTTCGAGGCCCTGACCTATGTCCTGGTCAAGAAAGTCGGCAGCGTCGGCGAGCGCGGCATCAATACCAACATCGTCAGCTACGACACCTGGGACACGCAGGTCTCGATGAAGGGCAAGGGCATCACCAACGCCGGCGACCCGCAGGTCGAGCTCGCCGAGGACCTGGCGGACCCGGGCCAGATCGCCATGCGCGCGGCTGGTGCGCCGAACGTCCCGGACGCCTATGCGTTCAAGGTCGAGCGCCCCAACGGCACGCTGGAATACCTGCGCGGCCTGGTCGCCGGCCCGAACTCGCCCGGTGGCCGGAACGAGGACTTCATCCTCAACACCTTCACGCTGGCCCTGAATCAGGTCCCGCTGATCGTCGCCGCGCCCGTCACCCCGTAACCGCACATCCCGGGGATAGGGCGGCCGCCTGACAAGCCGGAACTGATCCGGCCGGCTTCCCTGGGATCTTCCTTCCGGATCGCTTTCAAAGGATCACGACATGACCGACCTGAGCAATATCGTCGCCGCCGAGCGCACGATCGATATCAAGCATCCCGCCACCGAAGAGCCGCTGGGCCTGTGCTTGACCCTGCTGCCGGACTCGCACCCGCAGGTGCGCGCGGCGCAGCGGCGCACCATGAACGAACGCCTGAGCGGCCGCGGCGGCAAAGCCACCGCCGAGCGGATGGAGCAGGCCCGCATCGACATGCTGGTCGCCTCGATCGGTGGCTGGAACTGGCAGGGCGAACTGACCTTCCACGGCGAGAAGCCCGAGTTCACGGCCGGCAACCTGCGCGCGGTCTTCAAGGAACTGCCGTGGGTGGCCGAGCAGGTCGACCAGGCGCTGGGGGATCGGGCGGCCTTTTTTCGCAGCGCTGAAGACCCGGCTGAGTGACGCGGTCTACCTGACCGTTCGCTACGACATGAAGGACGAGAGGGGCGACACGCGCCGCGAGCGCAACGCCCGCTTCGGCATCGAGACGCCGGAGCTGGAGGTGCCTGACGAAGGTGGGCACCTCTGGGAGTGGTTCTCGGAGCTTTCGAATCGGCGCCGCACTGGGCCCGAAGCTCTCGCGTTCGCCGAACTGGGCGAATGGCAACGCCTCACCGGACAGGATGTCCTGCCGGTGGAAATCGAAATGCTGCTGTCGATGGATGACGCCTACCTCCGCGCGGTCCGAGAGGACCAAGCGGCGGTACGGGCGCGCGTGCTCGAACAGCAGGAAACCGGGAGAGGTTGAGTGGATATCGCCGAGCTTGGCTACAAGGTGGACTCCAGCGGTCTGGTCGAGGGCACGAAAGCCCTGGACCAGAATGCGGAGGCGGCCGAGCGCGCGGGCGGTGCGGCCGAGCGGCTGGAGAGGGACTTCCAGTCGCTTTCCCGAACCATCGAGCGTTCCTCGGGCGCCCTCGGCGACCGCCTCGGTGGCGCGCTTGACCGCATCGGCGCCGGTACGGGCGCTGCCGTCAGCGAGCTGCAGGCGCTCAACCGTGCGCAGGAATCCATTCTGGCGGTGCTGACCCTGCTTCAGGAGAAAGCGGCCGGCGCTTCTGGCGCGATCTCGGGCGTCGGCGAAGCGGCGAAGCGCGCGAGCGTCGACGTCAGCGCCGCCACCACCGCCAGCCAGCAGATGGAACGCCAACTCGCCGAGCAGGACGCCCGGTACCGGTCGGTGGCCCAGCGTGCGGTTGAATACGCCGAATCCATGCGGGGAGCGAACCTTTCCGATCGCGCCTTGGCGGAGGCGGAGCGCCTGGCCGCAGCTGGCATCGACCTCAAGGCCAGCGCCACGGCGCGCATGGCCAGCGAGCAGGACCAGATGATCGCGCGGGCACGGGCGCTGCAAGCCGCCGAGGAGCGCACTCAGCGCGACGCCCGCGCCGCCGCGCTGGCCACCGAGGCGCAGGAGCTGAACCTCAAGAAGCTGCTGGGGCAGATCAACCCCACGGTGGCCGCGCTTGATCGCCTGGCCGACCAGGAAGACCGCCTGTCCAAGGCGCGCGACCTCGGGCTGATCAATCCGCAGGTTTTTCAGCAGTACCAGCAGCGCCTGGAGACCACACGCGCCGCAACGCTCAATGCGGGCAAGGCATCGGATGCGACGACGGGCAGCCTTGGCCGGCTTAACCTGCAGTCGATCGAGGCACAGCAGTCCATCGCCACGCTCGCGCGATCGCTCGCGTCCGGGGAATGGGGAACCGCGCAGTCCTCGATCACTTCTCTGACCGCGCGCACGGGCGCACTCGGCGCCGTGTTCAGCGCGACCGGCATTGCGATCACCGGCATTCTTGCCGCAGTCGTCGGCTTCGCCGCCGCCACCTACTCGAGCGAGAAGGAGCTGGACGGCTACAACCAGGCGCTGCTCGCGACGGGCGGTGCCGTCGGCATGACCGCTGGAGAGCTGCGAAGCCTTTCCGATGGGCTGGGCAAGGCGACCGGCCGGTACAGCGACGCACAGAAGGCGGTTCAGGCACTGGCTGCCAGCGGCAAGCTCACGGGCGATGCGCTGGCCAATGCCGCCGCCGCCGCGGTGGATCTCGCGCAGTTGACTGGGCAGAGCGTCGAGAGCGCAGCGAAGGACTTGGAGGGGGTCGCCAAGGCGCCGGCCAAGGGCCTGCTCGACCTGGATGAGAAGTACAACTTTCTCACCGCCAGCGTGTACGAGCACGTCAAGGCACTGGAGGAACAGGGGCGGGAGACCGATGCGGTTGCGGCTGCCACCGCTGCGGCGGAGCAGGAGTTCCAGAAGCGCGCGGAGGAGATGAAGCGGCAGACGCAGGAGCTCACCGGTTACGTCGGCGATCTCCGCGCGCAGTGGGCGCAGTTCACGAATGAACTGAAGGGGCTCGTCAATCCGACGCTGGACCTGCAGCTTGCGGATCTGCAAAGCAAGCTGGCAGCGCTCGAGGGAGGAAGCTTCGCGCCCCGCTACCTGATCCCTGGGCAGCGAGATCAGGACATCGCCTCCCTGCGACAGCAGATTGAGCTCGTCAAGCAGATGAAGAGTGACCAACAGGATCTCGCCAAGGGCGATGCCTACGCGACCGAACTGCGCAAGCAGGGTGTGGATGCGTATGTCCAGATCGACGGTGTCCTGACCCGGGCCAAGACCAGCAGCGAGAAGCTCGAAGAGAGCACCCGCAAGCTGGTGCAGCAGTACAAGGCGCTTCAGGTCGCCAATCCGGGGTCTGACCTCCTGAAGGGCGTGACCTTCGGCGCTGACGGTTCGGTGTCCGGCGGCACGTTCGATCGCGCGCTGGCGCAGTTGCAGAAGGACTCGCAGAAGGGTCAAGCGCGGGCGCGCGCCAATGCCGATGGCAACGCTTCGGATTCGCTGCTCGCCAGCATCGAGCGCCAGATCACCGCCAACAACCAGCTCGCGGAGAGTGGCGAGAAGGTCACGGCCAGCGATCGCCTGGTGATCCAGGCGCAGCAGATGCTGGACGACAGCACGAACACGATGACCCGCAGCCAGCGCGAGGCGCTGAAGGCGGCGCTCCCGCTGCTGGAAGCCAGCGCCGAGAAGGCGAAGCTTTCGCAGCAGACGCAGAAGGACCTCGCAGCCGAAGCGGCACTGACCGAGCGCCTTGCCCAATTGGAGAAGCAGCGCCAAGAGCAGGCCGACGTCGACCTGATGGGCATCGGTCGCGGTGCCGATGCCACCCAGATGCTGCAGCGGCAGCTCGACATCCAGCGCCAGTACCTTCGCGAGCAGGAAAAGCTCGACAAGGCGCAGCGAGACCCCAATACCGCGCTGACGGCGAGCGAGTACCAGAAACAGCAGGCCCTTCTGCAGGACAGCTTGAACCGGTCGCTCGAGATCGAGCGTGACTATCAGCAGCGCCGCTCGGCCATGCTCTCCGACTGGCGAACCGGGGCTACGCGCGCGTGGGAGGACTACGCTGCGGCGGCGGCCAATGCCTCCGACCAGGCGGCGAGCGCGCTCACGAACGGGCTGAGCGCGGCCGAAGACGCGTTCGTGCAGTTCGTAAAGACCGGCAAGCTCTCGTTCAAGAGCCTGGCCGACTCCATCATCGCCGACCTGGCCCGAATCGCGGCGAAGCAGGCGATCTCCGGGATCGTGAGCGGCATCGCCAGCTACTTCGGTGGCGGGGCGATGAGCGGGGTCTCGAGCACATACAGCGCGCAGAGCTTCGGGAACAACACCGGTTGGCTCAACAGCGGCGCTGGCTACAGCTTCGGCGGTGGCCGCGCGGCCGGCGGCCCGGTGTCGCAGTCCTCGATCTACGAGGTGGGCGAGCAGAACCAGCCGGAGCTTCTCAGCGCCGGCGGCAAGAGCTATCTCATCCCTGGCAACGACGGGCGCGTCATCCCGATGGCCAGCGGCACTGGCTCCCAGCCCGGCGGCATGCAGCCGACCATCAACGTGACCGTCTACGGCGCGCCGGACGGCGCTACCGCCACGGCGAAGAAGAACGATTCCGGCGGCTTCGATATCGACGTAATGCTGCAGCAAGTGAAGGGGGCGGTGGCGGATGACATCGCCAGCGGCGGCCAGATCGCGCAGGCCGGCAAGTCCCGCTTTGGCTGGAAGGAGACCGTGTAATGGCTCAATGGCCAACCAATGCAAAGCTGATGATCACCGGGTACGGCGAGAAATTCGACCCGTCGGTCGAGCGCACCGAGATGGAAAGGGGTGTTCCGAAGGAGCGCAAGCTCAACTCCCAGGTGCTCCAGAAGATCACCGTGTCCGTGCTATTCGCGACCCCGGAGGCTGCCGAAGCCTTCGAGGATTGGTACTTCGACGAGATCGACCGCATCGGATGGTTCACCGTCGTGCACCCGCGGACGGGCGCCACGGTCACCGCCCGCTTTGAGGGGGGAGACATCGGTTCGCTCTCGTCGCAGTCGCCAGGCTTCTTTTTTGCGAAGCGGGACGTGACCTTGGAGTACTTGCGCGGATGAGCACCTTCACCGAACGCCGCCAGCGCGTGACCGATCCGGCCGGCGTGCTGATGCTGCTGGAGATCTCGGCACCTTCCATGCCGGACGTGCTGCGCATCGTCAACGACACCCAGAACTGGGTAAGCCGGGGGATCGAGTACGTCGGCTTCCCATTCGGCTTCAAGCTGCCCGACGACGTCAGCGGGCAGAGTCCGCGCGCGCAGTTGGTGATCGACAACGTTGGTCGGGGCATGACGGATGACCTGGAGCGCCTGCAGCCGGGGGAACTGGTCACTGCGCGGCTGATGATCACCGACCGGGCTGACCCGAGCGTCATCGAGTCCGAGTACTACCTGCCGATGACGCAGGTATCGGTCAACGCGCAGACCGCCACCGCGCAGTGCGGCGTCGACTTCCTGATGCGCCAGCAGGCCGTCCAGCTGCGCGCCAACCCGTTCACGCTGCCGGGCATCTTCACGTGAGCATGCGTGTGGCGGATGTGGAGCGGTTCTGCGAGATCCCCTATGACGAGGCGACGTTCGACTGCGCCGACCTCGTCGTTCACGTGCAGCGGCAGCTCTTCAACCGCGAGATCGAGCTTCCGGGTGCGCGCCCGCACGGTACCGAGGGGCAGGCCGCCTTGGGCGAGCTGTCGAAGGCCTACGCCCGGCGACGCGACGGCGCGCCGCAGGACGGCGACCTGGTGCTGATGCTCGACCACGGCCAGCGGCGGCCGGGCCACGCCGGCACCTACTTCTTCCTGGCCCACGAGGGCTGGGTTTTGCACGGCAATGAGCGCAACGGCTGCAGCGTGCTCCACCGCGTTCGCGAACTGCCCGAAATGGGTCTGAGGATCGAGGGTTACTACGAATGGGCCTGATGGAGAACAACGCGGATCCGGGTCGCCTGATCCTCACGCCGCATCCGGTGCTGCTGGACGGGCAGACCAACATCGTGGCGGACCTGCGCCCGGGCGAGTCGCTGTACGCCTTCCTGCAGCGGAATGTGGACGGTCTGGACGGGCAGCAGTGGCACGTGGCCATCGGCGGCCGCGCCGTACCCCGGCACATGTGGCACCACGTGCGCCCCAAGCATGGACAGGTGATCGAAGTGCGCGGCGCGGTGGCCAAGACCGCACTGTTCATCGTGGCCATGATCGCCCTGACCGTCTTCACCATGGGTATCGGCACCGCCGCCATGATCGCCACGTACGGCGCCTTCGCCGTGGGCGCCATGCAGGCGGCCGTGTACATGGTGGGAAGCCTGCTGATCAACAAGGTGCTCGGCCCGAAGGCGGACAAGGCCAAGAACGCCAGCACCGGGCAGAACGTCTACACCCTCAGCGCACCGCGCAACCAGGTGCGTCCATACGAGCCGCTGGGGCTGCTGCTGGGCACGCTGCGCATCGCGCCGGACCTCGCCAGCAACGCCTACGCCTGGTACGAAGGCGACGACCAGTATCTGGCGCTCATCCTTGCGCCGGGCGTGAACGTCGACCACGTCGATGAGCTGTACAACGGCGATGCCCTGCTGTCCTCGTTCGAAGGGGTGCAGGTCTACCACAACGGCTTCGCCGGCATGCCGAGCGAGGACATCCCGTTCTACAGCAATGCCGACGTGGTGGACGGCGGCACGCTGCTGGACACCGGCACCGATCCGAAGCACACGCCGGGCCAGTGGGTGCAGCGCACCGGCTCGGCCGATGCCATCAAGCTGGTGGTGGGCGTGGAGTTCACCCTGTACGACCGCACCAGCAAGGGCGGCGACAAGGCCAATACCGAGCAGATCCAGGTGCAGTACCGGCCCACCGGATCGACCGAGTGGCAGGTGTTCGGGAACTACACGGTCACCGGCAGCACGCCGCGGCAGCGCCGCGTCAGCTACACGAAGGACGTCGCCGCCGGGCAATACGACGTGCGCGTGCGCACTGCCGGCCTCAACACCGACGGCAGCGGCGCGCAGGCCAACTTCACCTGGGCAACGCTGACGAGCGTTCAGCAGGACGAGGCGAGCTATGCCGGCATTCCGCGAATCGGCGTGCGGCTGAAGGCCACTGGGCAGCTCAACGGCGCGCCCGACGAGATCCGTTGCGTCGCGCACTCGGCGCCGGTTCCGGTGTGGAACGGGACCGACTGGGTCACCCAAGAGACCTCCAACCCTGGAGCGCAGATCCTCGCCTATGCCCGCGGCATCGTGGACGAGACCGGACGCCGGATCGCGGGCATTGGTCTGCCCGACGAACAGATCGACATCGAGGCGCTGAAGGGCTTCATGCTGCACTGCGCCGCGAACGCCTTCACCTACGACAACTGGATCACCGACGTCCGCAGCCACGATGACGTGCTCAACGCGGTGGCACTGGCGGGCTTCGGTCAGATCAGCTGGGCCAGCGGGCGCCTCTCTGTGATCTGGGCGGCGGACGAGCAGCCCTTTTCCGGCGTGGTCAACATGGCCACCATCAAGAAGGGCCAGTTCCAGGTCGACTACACGCTGGCCAACGCGGCCGACGGCATCGAGTACAGCTACCTCGACAGCCAGGCCTGGGAGGCCAAAACCCTGCGCGTGCCGGCGCCGGGCATCACCACCATGCTCAACCCCGCCCAGGTGTCGGGGGAGGGCGTCACCAGCGAGGCGCATGCCGCGCAGCTGGCGCGCTGGCATCTCGCCCAGAGCCTGTACCAGTACAAGAGCATCAGCTACAGCACGGACATCGAGCACCTGTCCTATCGACGCCTTTCCCTGCTCGCCCTGCAGCACGACCTGACCCAGTGGGGCTACGGCGGGAGGATCATGGGCGCCAGCATCGCCGAGGGCGTGGTCACGCTGGAACTGGACGAGGAGGTGCCGGCGCCAGCCGCAGGGAGCGCCTTCATCGGCCTGCGCATCCCCGGCGAGCGCATGTACCGCGTGATGCAGGTTCAGTCCTTCGCCGGCACCAGCAAGACCCTGAGGCTGGTGGAGGCGTGGCCCGCCGACGCCGCGCTGCCGGGCAACTCGTCCGATAACCCGGCGTGGGACACCATCTGGATCTACGACTTTAAGCAGACACCCGGCTACCGCGTGCGCGTTACCGGCATTCAGCCGGAGAGCGACCTGAAGGGCGCGGCCGTCAGCGTCGTCGCGGAGGGGCCGGAGTTCTGGCACTACGTGAAGACCGGCGAGTACATCCCGGCGCCGAGCCAGTCGGCGCTGCAGACCCGGCCCGTGGCCAGCGACCTGGTGGTCACCGAGCGCCAGGTGGTGCAGGGCGATACCGTGTTCACCGAGCTGCAGGCCAGCTGGGCCATTACCGGCCCGGTCGGCAACACGGTGGTGCTCTCCGACCTCAACGGCGATGCCGAGCTGGAGCAGGTGGCCGCCAGCGTGACCCGGTCGGCCAGCTGGCGCATCCCGCACGCGGGCACCTACGCAATCGTGGTGCGGCCGTACAACCCCGACGGCATGGCCGGCATCGCCGCCAGCACGCTATACACCACGGCCGGTGCTGACGCCGCGCCGGTGCTGGTGGACATCTTCGACGTCGAGGAGGTCAGCGGCGGCGTGCGCCGGTACACCTGGGGCTTCTTCACCGACACCATCCAGTCCGCCGACTTCGCCGGCGTCGAGATCCGCTACGCGCCCGGCCTGCAGTCCGATCCGGTGTGGGAGGAGATGACGCCGTTGGGCAATGACGGCTATCACGCCATCGCCTTCGAATCGGTGGTGCCGGCGAGCGGGGACTGGACGATCGCCTGTCGCTCGCGCAATACCTCCGGTCGCCTCTCGACGGGTATGCGCGTTGTTCAGAAGCATCTCGGCAAGAACCTGGGCGAGATCCAGGCCGAGCAGCAGGGCCAGATCGACCAGAACACGCAGGACATCCTCAACGGCTTCAACCAGGTCGCACAGGAACAGCAAGGGCTTGTCGAGCAGTTGAGCCAGCAGGCGCAGGAGCTTGCCGATCAGGCGCAGGAGCTCGCTGAGCAGGCCGACGCGCTGGCGCAGCAGGGCAGCGACATCGCCGCACAGGCCGCGCAGATCCAGGCGCTGCAGAGCGCGCTCGATGCGCCCGATTGGGTCAGCACCGCCGAGTATGCCGCCGGCTCCATGGTGAAGCACGAGGGGCGCCTGTATTCCGCCACGCAGGATGTACCGGCCGGCATCGAACCGCCGAATGCTACCTACTGGCAAGACCTGGGCGACTACTCCAGCTTGGCCGACCAAGTCGCCGCCAATTCCGTGGCGATCAGCGTACTGCAGACGGATGTGACCAGCATCGGCGGCGAAGTGACCGCGCAGGGCAACGCTCTGACCGCGCTCGACTCGCGCGTCGAGGACGCCGAGGCAGGTATCAGCGGCAACACCACTGCGATCACCAACCTCAACACGCGGGTCACCACGGCCGAAGGCGGCATTACTTCCAACACCAACGCCATCACGCAGCTCGACACGCGACTGGATACGGCCGAAGGCAACATTACCTCTCAGGGTTCGGCGCTCACCGCGCTGACCACGCGCGTCGCCACGGCCGAAGGAAGCATTACTTCTCAGGGCAACGCGATCACGTCGCTCACCTCGCGCGTTGGAGACGTTGAGGCCGGCGTGTCGGCCAACAGCACGGCGATCACCAACCTGCAGACGCTCACCACTGCGCAGGGCAGCGCGCTCACTTCGCAGGGCGCGGCGATCACGCAGTTGCAGAGCGACATCGGAAGCAAGGCGGATGCATCGGCTGTCACCGCACTCACCACGCGCGTGACCAACGTCGAGAACACGGTGTCCTCGCAGGCCACCGCAATCACCTCGTTGCAGTCGAGCATGGGAAACATCGGCGGAGACAACCTGCTCCTGAACAGCTCGTTCGAGGCGCGCACCAGCGACACGGCGGTGCCTACGAACTGGTCTGTCAACGGTGTTGCGCCGGCCTACTCCTATCCTGCGTCGCCGCTGCCGGGTTCCAACGTGGTTGTGCGTCTCGACGCAACCTCCACTGCGTCGGGTCAGAACCTGGGCATCGAGCCCGCAGTCGCCAATCGGCCCAAGGTCGTTGCCGGCCAGAAGTACACCTTCAGCACCTTCCTGCGCGGCACGCCCACGCTGCAATTCCGCCAGATCATTTTGTATGTGGACGGTAGCGGCAACACGCTGCGCACCGACAACGGCCCGCTGACCAACCCGACCGACACGCTGACCCGTTATGCCTACACGTCTCCGGCCGCCGCGCCGACGGGCAGCGTGGCCGCGCGCGTGCTCTATCGCATGTACTCCACCGCTGCGAGCCAGGCGATGTACATGGAAATGGATAACGCTCAATTCCAGCAGGGCGAAGTCGCGACGCAGTGGGAGCCGAGCATCAGCGAAGTCTCCAATGCCAATGCTGCTAACGCCTCGGCCATCACGGCGCTCACCACTCGAGTGACGAACGCCGAGAACTCGATCACCTCGCAGGCGACCAGCATCACCACGCTCACCAGCACGGTGGGCCAGCTCAACGCTCGTGGCCCCAACTTGGTCAACGACTTCGGGTTCGAGTCCTACGCGGACGGAGCGACGATCTACACGGCCAGCGTCGGCACCATCGTGGCCGAATCGACCGACGTGTATGCGGGCAGCCGCGCGGCTCGCCTGCGTCGCACGGTGGCGCCGAACTCCACCAATCTCGACACCTACTACGGCCAGTTCGGCGACACCTCCGGCGGCCGCGTGTACTACCTCGAGGCGGTGGTGAAGGCCGACCTTGTGACGCAGCCGTCGCCGGGCTCTTCGCAGTTCCGGCTGGGCGTCAACAGCCAGAACAGCGCCAACACGAACGCGTGGACCACCGTCGCCGACCTCACCAAGACCGTCTCTACGCTCACGGCCTGGACGAAGATTTCGGGTTACGTCACCGTCCCGGCGGGCCACATCCGCGCACGCCCGTGGCTCAACATGCCGGGGAGCACCTCCGTGCTCGACGCTTCGGTGCTGATCGACAACCTGATGATGCAGGACGTGACCGATGCCTACAACGCCAACCAGGCCGGCATCGCGAACGCTTCGGCGATCACTGCGTTGACCACCCGCGTGACCACTGCGGAGAACACCATTACCTCGCAGGGCACGGCGATCACCAATTTGCAGGCCAGCGTGGCAGGCAAGGCCGATGCGAGCGCGCTCACCGCGTTGCAGGCGACCGTGACGGCACAGGGCAACACCATCACCTCGCAGGGTACGGCGATCACCAACGTGGCCGCCACGGCTTCGTCTGTGCGACCGAACCTGATGCCGAACGGCAGCTTTGAACTGGGCATGTGGCCCGATGGTGAAACGGCCGGGTGGCTGGCTGGGCAGAACTCATATTGGGGTGTCACCTGCACGCACACCAATCCCAGCTCGATCAACGGCGGTGGCCATGCTTTCACGAGCGCGCCTTTCCCGATGTCGGCCGGTGCCAACTACGTGTTGTCCTGGGACGGCCTGTTGTATGCCAGCTCCGGCACGATTCGAATGGACCTGCAGTTCTACGACGGCAACGGCTCGTTGATCACGGGCACCAGCGTTACCACCATCACCGTTTCTCCGAACAAGAACTTCAGCGATAGTGATGCGACGCGCCAGCAGTACGCAAAGCAATTCATTCCGCCGTCGAACTGCGCATCGGCACGCGTGCGCTTCGTATGGGAGGGCGTCACGGGCTGCACGGCCATCGGGGTGCGTCGAGTAAAGGTGGAGCAGGGCCAGCTGCCCGCCACCGTTTACAGCGCTGATCAGACCCTGCAGACGCAGGCCAGCGCCACGCAGTCGCTTACCGCTCGCGTCACGACCGCCGAGAACGGTGTCGCCAGCTACAACGCTTCGTGGCAAGTGACGCTGAACGCAAACGGCTACGTCACGGGTGTGCAGTCGGTGAACAACGGCACCAAGGGAACCTTCACCATCGTCGCGGACAACTTCAACATCGTGGCGCCCGCTGGCGGTGCTCGAACCGAGTTCAGCTCGGGCAACTGGCGCGTATATGATGCGGCCGGAACGCTCCGAGTGCGCATGGGGACTTGGGCCTGATGCCTGCCGGATTGCAAGCCTGGGACGCGGCCGGAAACCTGACGGTAGATCTGACCACGCGCCTGTCGCGCCTGGTAGGTATCCGGTATATCGGGGCGGGGGAGAGTGGCTCGGTAACTGTTGATGCATCGCTTGGGGAGCCGTGGGCGATTCCGGTTCCCCGGTCTTACCCCACCGGCTGCTGCCACAAGATCACGATCAGCGGCGGCACCATTTCCTTCGCACCCAACACTACCTCGCCAGGTCTGCAGACGGACGCGGACCTGTATTACGGGGTGCGCTGATGCCTGTTGGCTTCCAAGTAATGGCCCAGGACGGCAGCAGCATGCTGCAGATCGACGGCAGCTACCAGAACCTGCATCAGCGCAGCAAGGGAAGCGCCACCACCACGACCATCTACTTTCCGCTGGCCGGCGCGAATGTCAGCTACGTGGCCGTGCAGTTCGGTGGAGGCTTCAATCGCCGGCCGCTGGTCGCCGTTCGCTCCGGCTCGCTGGTAGCGATGGGCAACCCGCAGCAGAACCCCGATGGCTCCTGGTGGGCCTATTTCTATGTTCGGGCGGACGTCGGCGCGACCTTCGACTGGTATGCCTACGACACGCTGGCGCCGGCCGAGCGCGGCACGTACGGGCTGCAGGTGATGAACGCGGCCGGGGAGGTGGTGTTCGATTCCACCTGGAGGGCCATGCGAGTCGTGGGCATCGTTTCGAACGATGGGATCAGCGGTGTGACCTACAGCCTCCCGGCCGGGCGCACATATGCGGTCGCGATGAATCCCGGCGGCCGTGCCATCCCCACAGGCCCAAGTGCGGGGGTTGTGCAGAGCTTCGGCGCATCCGTAAGTAGCGGCACGATCACAGTATCCCCCTTTCAGGTCGCGACCATCGCCGGCGCGGTGTCGGCGGCCAACGGTCCGGTCGCCGGAATCATTCTCGACGTCACCAACTACTGAGGAAGCGCCATGATCACCATGCAGGGCTTGGGCACCACCACCGAGCTGGTCGCCCCGAACATCGCAGTGAAGTGGAACCCGACAGCAGCCACCGCGGAGCAGCTGGGCACCGTAGATTTCGCGATCGAGAAGATCGTCACCCGAGATGGCAGCGATCCGCTGTTCGTGGTCTCGCGCGACTTCGTCAGCGTGATCAGCGCGCAGATCGCCGACCTGCTGGCGGGGGACTACACCGTCACCAACCCGGCGACAGGCGAGCAGACTGTCGAGCCGGGCTGGAAGCTGATGGCGATGATCAAGGCGGTGGTCGACCACCGGCTGCAGCTGGCCGGTACAGAAGAGGCCCTGCCACAGGTTGCTGAAGATTAAAGGCAGCTGGCCAGCTGCGGGTCGAGCGGTCCGCGCGTCGTGACGCGTGAGCCGCCGGCGTCGCTGTCGATCTGTATGCCAAGCGGAGCCTTCGGCCAGCCGCCCTGGACTTCGACGCCGCCGTAATAGCGCGGCGTGAATCGCTCCGCGATGCAGGCCCGGACCAGATCGGCAGAATGGGCGCTGTGGTAGCTGTGGATCTGCTGGGAGGGCGAGCGGGTGGTGAAGCAGCCGGCAAGGGCTGCGGCGATTATGAGCAGTGCGAACGAACGCATGGGTTCTCTCCTGAGAGTGAGCGGCCACCGTAGCCGCCGGACATCCCGGTCCTCGCGCAAATCTGCGTCGGCCAGCCGGGCAGGAGAAGGTTCCCGCTGCAGGGTCTTCGGAAATACGTTCGAAGTGACAGGTCGCAGCACATGCGACGGCCTCAATTCATCCTCCCGGCCATGCGCAAAGCCAATACCAAGGCCCGCGAGGCCGCTCAGCGGGCGGAAGCCATCGAGCGGCAGATCGAGAGCATGCCCCCGCCGCGCGGGCGGGGCTGGCGGGCCTGGTGCCGCCACGCGGATGCCGTGGCGCGGCTGCGCCGGGAGGCTGCCCGTCTACGCCGCCTCAACGGAACCGGGCCTAGCCTGTCGTCCCAACCGGAGGACGAGCCATGGCTCTGACCCGAGATCAACTGCAGGCGCATCTGGACCAGCTCGGGGGCAGCATGCCCGGGCTGCTCGCCACCCAGGAGCACCACTTCTTCGAAGCCTTCGCGGCCATGGTCGAGACGATCGCCGATGCGGCTGCGCCGGGCGCCGACCGAGACTGGGTCGAGCATCAGGCCTTGGGTATGCTGGCCCGCAACGGGCTGATCCCGCCGATCGACGAGGCTGCCTGACCGATGTGCTACTCCGCCCAGGTGATCGCCGACTACCGGAAGCTGGTGCGCAACTACGGCGCCGTGATGTCGTTGGACGACTTCGCGAAGCTGTACTTCCACGACCCCGGTAAGGCTCGGCCGAAGACCCCGAAGGCGATGGACGATGGCTTTCTTCTCTCCGACCAAGCGGAGGTCGCCTCGATCGCGGCCGAGATCTGCGATTGGAACCAGGACGAGGCTTCCCGCTGGGAGAAGCAGCTGTTCGAGCAGAAGACACGGCTCAACAACGCCGAGCGGGCGCTGCAGACCAAGGTCACCAAGAAGGCGGAGAATGACGTGCGCGTGGCCGGCAACAAGATCGCACAAGCCGAGCAGAAGCTGGCCGACCTGCGACGTACCGAGCCCCTGTCGCGCGACAGCCGGATCTTCCCCGGCGTCTATGCGCCAGTGATCGTCATGGAGGGCGGAAGGCGAGTCATCAAGCCCATGCGCTACCAGTGCCGGCTGGAGGGCAAGCCGGCCTTCTATGACACGAAGTACCCTGGGACCTACAACGCCCGGCGGGACAGCCTGGAGAGCTACTGGCGCGAGGCCTTCGGCCGGCGGCACGGCATCTTGGTGGTGGACACCTTCTACGAGAACGTCGAGGGTCCGGACGGCAAGAACCAGGTCATCCAGTTCACGCCGCGCGACCGCCAGCCCATGCTGGTGGCCTGCCTGTGGTCAGCCTGGACGGATCCGAAGGGCGTGGAGCCCGACCTGCTGAGCTTCGCGGCCATCACCGACGAGCCCGAGCCCGAGGTCGCCGCCGCCGGCCACGACCGGACGATCATCAACATCAAGCCCGAGCACGTCGACGCCTGGCTCAACCCCGACCCGAACAACCTGGCCGCCCTGTACGCGATATTCGACGATAAGCAGCATCCCTTCTACGAGCATAGGCTGGCGGCCTAGTCGCTCTGAGCGGTCCGGGCGAATGCTTCACGCAAATTTTATGCCGATGTGGTTGATCTATGGGCGAAACCTAACCCACGGGGTGCGCCATGGATGAGGTGCTTTATGTCAGCGATACGCTCGGTGCGCACGAAGCTGCCCGAAGGTTCAACAGGGTTCACCCTGGGAAGCACTGGGATCAATCGGACATGGCGCTCTTTAGGGTCATGGCTGTAGATCAGCTGAATTTCATAGTGTGGGAAGGCGACGTTTGGTTGCCTGAGAGAGGCATATTGCTAGAGGAAGCCATCAAGCTCTACCCTCGATGGCGCTCGGATCTCGTCGTCACCTTCAGTCCAGCAAAGAAGGCTGCCGCAAAGACGTGAGCCATGATCCTTCGAGATACCTTTTTGCGCGGAGAAGTCTATGCGCGAGCCCACGGATGCCGAGATCATTGAGCACCTGCGGGGCCGGTGCGACGCGTTGAGCTGGGTTGCCACGACGCTTATCCACTCGCACTCCAGCCTCGGTCAGGTCAAGGCCAGCTGGCATGCCAGGCGCGCCGTTGAACGCGCCGGGGGCATGGTCGGGCAGGGATTTGACTATCGGCAGGCGTACCTCGAGGAATTGGCCGCTTGGACGATGACCTTGGACACCCTCGCCACTCGCCGCGGGCAGGAGTAGCCTCCTGCTGCAGAACTGGCCGCTGAGGGAAATCTCATGGCTGAACATGACGCGGACGCCTATGCGAAAGCGCTGATGGGCCTCGCAGCTCGGGTGGACGCACTGACGTGGGTCTCAGGTGCGCTGTTGCGTTCCCACCCGCATCCCGATCAGGTATTGGCCGCATGGCGCGAGCGGGCCGTAGACGCTGCCGACAGCGGGTTCGAAATTGCCAACGAGCAGTACCGGGCGCTATTCCATGAGCAGCTAAGGCTATGGGCCGGGACTTTGGAGGCGGAAGCTGGCAGGCACGGGTGATGCGATGGATCGGGCGACTGCCACTGCTTTGATCGATCAGCTGTGCCGCGACCTTCCTGCCGGCGGTACTTCCGAGGCCGACGAGTTCGACTACGGGTGGTTCCGGGAACGCGTTGGTAGCGTCGCCGAACACTGCCGAGCGGCGGACGGGATCTACATCTGGCAATACGCTTTATGGCACCTGGACCAAGCGGGCCTGATGCCCGAAGGGATCGCGCCGCTCCATTGGACCTGAGTTGGCAAAGACGGCCTCAGCGACCGCGTTGCAGTTCAGCCCAGCATGCCTCGGCAATTCCAGCAGTTTGCTCGGGTGAGGCGCGTCGGCCAACGCTCACTGACATCCGCGCGTCATAGCGCAGCTGCATGCATTCCCGGTCCCCATGGCACGCGAGGTATGCGTCGCAGGCCGCCTTCAAGGAGGGCACGACGTCACGCTGGAAGTCCAGGTGCGAATAGGGGCTGGTCGCATGCCGGGCGCCCCACGCCGAGATGACCGACTCCACATTCACTACAACAGCGTTCGCCCCGCTCATATCGCCTCCAGAAATAGTCGGGGTGATTCTCATCAGGCGCGGTGAAAGGACCGTTGCGAGGTCGTGGACGATTCGTCGGGCTTCACAGGTCACATGGTATCGACGGGCAGGGGCCAACGCTCAGGTTCCGGCCAGTCGCAGACTGTGAAACGCGGCAGGGTAGGTTAGGGGCATGTCGCTACCAGTTGGATTCCAATGGCGCCCATGGGGCTCCGACCTACACCTCGATCTCGACGGCCGTGGGATCGGCCTGATCGTGGAACTGCCGGAGGGCCGGGGCTGCCGCGTCTCCAGGAACGACGGGACGACCAACCTCCGCTTCGAGTTCCTGCCGAGCCGTGACGAGTCTGTCCGCTTCCTGGAGAGCTGGGCCGTGCGATGGGAGGAGCGGATCCGGGAGCAGTACCGTGGCCTGGGCTACGCGCTTCCAGAGGAACGCCGGATGGGCATCGAGGTCCAGACGACCCATCGGCGCCGGCGGCGTCGCTGA